ATGAGCGACGTACGGCGGCCGGGCGGCCGCGACATCGAGGACAAGCTGCCGCGCGGGATCTGGGTGCGGGTCCTCGTGTACGTGTTCGCGGGGCACGCCTTCGCGGCCTTCGTCTACCTGCTGTTCACGCTGGGCGGCAGCCGGTAGCGAGCAGCGGGGGAGCGGATCAGTCGAGCAGGCGCTCGCGCAGCCGGTCGCGCTCCTCGGCGGTGAGCTTCAGGCCCTCCGTGAGGTAGGCGTCCGTGCCGCCCCAGGTCTGCTCGATGGTCTCGAAGGCCGCGTGCAGGTACTCGGCGCGGGCGTCGAAGAGCGGGCTGAGCAGTTCCATGATCTCGGGGGAGTAGGCGTCGCCGGACGAGGCGGTGCGGTGCACCTTGTAGCGGCGGTGCTTGGCGTTCGACTCCAGGTAGTCCGCCTCGATGGCGTCCCGCTCGACGCCGACGGCGAGCAGCGTCACCGCGATCGACAGGCCCGCGCGGTCCTTGCCCGCCGCGCAGTGCATCAGCGCGGGCACGCTGTCCTCGGTCATCGCGTGCAGCACGCGGCTGTGCTCGGCGGTGCGCTCCGAGATGATCGAGCGGTACGACGTGATCATGCGGTCGGCCGCCCGGCCGTCGGCGAGGATCGAGCGCAGCTGCGCTATGTCGCCGTCGCGGACCATCTGCCAGAACTCGGCGCCGTCGGCCGGGTCGCTCAGCGGCAGGTTCATGTTGCGCACGCCGGGCAGGGCGACGTCGGCGCCTTCGAGGCGCTGGTCCGCCGCGTTGCGGAAGTCGAAGATCGTGTGCAGGCCGAGTCCGGAGAGGAAGACCGCGTCCTCGGTGGTGGCGTGGGCGAGGTGGCCGCTGCGGAAGAGCACGCCTTGGCGCACGCGCCGGCCGTCCACGGTGGGGAGGCCGCCCACGTCCCGGAAATTGCGCACTCCGGTCAGTTCGGGCTCGGTGGACGGGACCTGTTGCGTCACGGGGGCTCCTCCCAGTCGTGCCCCGGCGTTGCTCGCCGGTGGGCGCGCACCTGACGATACGACACGGATTCCCGAGGCGGCCGTCTGCCCGTTTTGCTCTATATCAAGGCAACTGTCCGCAATGTTAAGGGTGTTGCGAGAGGGGCGTGAGCAGCCTCATACCGGTGACGGTCCGTGGCGATTCCCTGATCCTTTTCCGTGCGGAATTCCAACGGGTAAGGCGTTGGCAAAGCGACAGGCTCGACGCAGGGTGACACAGGGAACTGCCAGACGATCAAGAAAGCGGCCGCACCGGCGAATTCGTTTCTTGTCGCGGGCTTTCCTCGTGAATTACGGTCACCCATCAATCCGGACGGAACGCCAAGTCCTGCCGCCGCCCGGAATCCACAGACGACCCGTGACGGCAGGAGCGGGGGACCCACAGGCAGTACGCCGCCGAGGGAATTCCCGGTGCGGCTCGGGGTGAAGTCGCGTCCGTTCCGGCGCCGCGACCGGGCAGCTCCAGCCCGAACCCGACAGCTCACCTCGCAGGCGACGGAGAGGAAATCCGCCATGCCCGCCAAGGGAAAGCACCGCCGTCCCAAGTCCCAGCGCGTCACGCGCGCCGCCGCCGTCGCCTCGGCCGGCGGGGCCGCGCTCGCCCTGCCGCTCATCGGCGCCACCGGCGCCCACGCCGCCACCTCCGGCGCGACCGCCGCCGCCACGACCTACACGGTCAAGGCCGGTGACACGCTCTCGAAGATCGCCGAGGCGCAGGACGTCGACGGCGGCTGGAAGCAGCTGTACCAGGACAACAAGGCCGCGATCGGCGCCGACGCCGGCCTCATCAAGCCGGGCGTGAAGCTCACGCTCGGCGGCGCGGCCAAGAGCGCCACCTCCGCGGCGACGCAGGCGAGCACCACCACGGCCGCCTTCGTGAAGCCCGTCGACGGCACCAGCGGCACGCCGTACCACCAGTCCGGCTCGATGTGGTCCAGCGGCTACCACACCGGCACCGACTTCGTCGTACCCACCGGCACCGCGATCAAGGCGGTCGGCGCCGGCACCGTCGTCTCCGCCGGCTGGGACGGCGCCTACGGCAACGAGGTCGTCATCCAGCACGCCGACGGCCGGTACTCGCAGTACGCCCACATGTCCTCGCTCGGCGTCTCCGCCGGGCAGAGCGTCACCGCGGGCCAGCAGATCGGCCTGTCCGGCGCGACCGGCAACGTCACCGGCCCGCACCTGCACTTCGAGATCCGCACGTCCCCGAACTACGGCTCCGACATCGACCCCCTCGCCTACCTCCGCGAGCACGGCGTCGCTGTCTGAGCAGGCGGTCACGCGCGATCGGCTCGGCGCCCGGGGATATTCCCCGGGCGCCGAGTGGGCTTTCTCACCACCCGTCAACCCCTGGTTACGATCGCGTAGTGCCGATCATGGACTGACCTGCGGTTTTGTCCAGCCGAATTTTCACCTCGGGCGGATTGATGTCGTTCAGCCAAGCGCGTGCGTCGGGCTCGTTGGGGTCGTCGCCGCACAGCATGCGGCTGTAGTGGACCCCGAACACGTTGCCGACGCGGACCATCTCTCCGAGCTCCCAGCCCTGATTGCCGAGCAGGCGCTGGCTCAGCGCCGGCCGTGACATCCCGATGCCATCGGCGAGCTTCTGCCGCGAGATGCCTGCGGCTCCCAGGGCGGTGGTCACCGAGAGGTTGAAGCGCCGGGTCTCGTCCACCTCACTTACGGGCGGGTGCGTCTCCGTCATGGTGCTCATACTACAAACCCCTTGGGTTGCTAGCGCGTCGATGGCGTCGCCACACCATAGCGAACAGTGTCTGTGTCGCACGACCCGTTTGCATAGCGAACGGTTCCGTGCGTAGTGTTTCAACCATGCCCTGCTCACTGCCTGGGCGCCGGTTGCTGGCGCCTGCCTTCGCGCATCCCAACGCCAACACTCGGCGTCACGGTGCGGTGGCTGACGGTGGTTTCTTGTGAGTCGGGAACTGTCCGTCCAGGGATGGCGGAACATCGTGCGCCACGCGATAGCGGCGCCCGAACTCGCCGACTTCCCCTACAAGGACAAGATGCTGCTCGTCGCCTACGACGTCGCCACGCTCGTGGACGTCAACGGCATCGGGCCCTACCGATCCCGCGCCCGCAAGGGCCGTTCACTCGACACCGACCCCATTCCCGCCCTGTGCGAACTGGTCGAGGTCACCCACAACCGCGTCTCGCAGTGCCTGAAGCTGTGGGAAGCCCTCGGCTACATGGAGAAGGGCGAAGCCGCCCCGCGGACCCTGGCCAACTACACGATCACGCTGCCGCGCGGCGGCCGGGCCGACTACGCCGAGTTCTTCGCGGTCGTCGCCGAACTGGGCATCAAGCTCGGCACCAAGCGCCGCAACACGACCAAGGCCGTTGCCCACCGCCAGGCGCGCCGCGTCCTCGATGCCGCCCCCGAGGCCGATGGGGTACGTGGCGACGTACCCCAGGACGCCCCGGATTCGGGGTATGTCACGACAGACCCCACTGAGGTACGTCGTGACGTACCTCAACGGGAACGTCATGACGTACCCCCACGCGTACGTCGTGACGTACCCCCTCTTCCTATAGGGGTTTCGGAAACTACGGATAGCTACTGTGATCTCCCAGCTACAGCACCCCGTCCCCGTCCCGAAGCCGACGAACAAACCCCCACTCCGATCCGGCTGCCGCTGCTGAGTGAAGTCCCGGTCCTGACCGACGACGAAGTTCGAGAACGGGCCGACGGCATCCGAAGCCACATGCGTCACGGGAGCGCTCACAAGCCGCCTGAGCCGCGTACGGCTCCGGATGCACACCGGGACACTCGCGACGGGCGGGAAGCGCTCAGGCGAGCCGAGGGCGCCGTCCGCGACCTCGCGGTCGACCTGCGGAACCACCGCATGCGCTGCCGCGCCTGCTGGACCTCGCAGAGTTGTCCAGAAGCGCAGGCCCTCGTCGAGCAGCGCAACGCCGCAGCCCGCGACGCCATGGAGATTGCGCGAGAGGAGTCCGCGTGATGTGGCGCAAGCCCAGCGACCTCAAGCCCGGTGAACCATGGACCGTGAAATGCCCGTGGTGCCCGGTGCCGGTGCAGGGCGGCTGGACCGCCCTGGCCGACCACGCCCAGGTCTGCCACCCCGACCACCCGCCGCCCCGAATACCCAAGCCCCGCACCCCGGCCCAGCGGGCACCGCAGCGCAAGGCACCCGACGTCGAGCAACCCGCCCTGTTCGACCTCGACGCCCCGCAGCCCCCGCCTGATGAGCCGGGCATCTTAGAGGCCAATTCATGGGCTCAAGAGATGAATTGACGCTCACGTCCTCGCCAGTAGGAATCAGTCGTACCGTGCGAGTGAATCGCCGCGTGTAGGGCTCTGAGTTCACTACGAGCCGCGCAGGTTGAACGTTGCCAGGTTTTTGAACGAGAGGAACGACCCCATGGCCATGGCCTTGGAGACCGGCAGCGATACGGACCAACTCCTGCGCTGCATGCTCACTTTGACCTTGAACCAGCACGACCGGATGCCCTACCCCGTCACGGCTTACCGACTCGACTGGCAGCCCACCCCGGGCCTGCCGACTGGCGGCATGCCGACCGCGCAGATCTATCCCGGGGCCGAGCACTTCACCGACACACCCCAGCTGGACGCCACTGCCTCGCGCTTCGCGGCCCGGCTCGCGTCGGTCGGCGCTGTCACCGATCCGGCCGAAGGGTCATGGGACGCGCGGCACTGCTGGGTGCCTCACCGACGCCTCGGCGCCGCGCTCGTTGTGGAGATCGACGCACTGCCGGAGTTCGACGATCAGACCGTGCGCCAGGTGCTCGCCTACGACCTCGCTGGCACCTTCATCTCGATCGTGCAGACGCCCGCGGACGAAGGCCCGCGCTGGTGGATCGCTCCGCACGACGCCGAGCCGTACGGGGACAAGGCCGCCTCGATCGACTACGCGACGGTCAGGCCGCAGCTGGAGCCGCTGGCCTGGGCTCACGTGCACGGGGTGAACGGGATCGAATAAGGAACCCGGTTCCTGTCGCCGTTACCGACAAGAACCGGGCCCGAAGCCAACTCAACCGCACATAGATCAACATTCGATAAACGGAAGGCCCAGGGCGGGGCCGCTGTGACCTGCTCTGGGCCTTCGCTATGCCCCAAAACAGAAGGACACATTCATGCCCAACACCCGAATATGTGGGCTGAGTTCACGCAAAGGACAACTCAAGACCATCAAGCATGAATCGAGTAACCAATGATCACAAAAGCTCCACTTGAACTCACTGAAAGGTCTCAAACGCGCGCCGGGACTTCGACACGCGCAGGCGTAAGCGCGCGCACCCTCGACATGTCGACAGCGCCGCACGCGTCGAAGGCGGCTGGCCGGTGAACGACCCGGTGACGTACGCCGACGTCCTCGCCGCGCGCCCCAGGGAGCGGGAGTTGTCCTACGCCGCGCAAGGCGTCCTCGCCCAGCTGCGGACGATGCCGCCCGAGCTACCCATGACCGCCGAGTCACTGTCGCCCTGGACTGCCGACAACGTCGACCGGATCCGCGGGTGCCTGCGCGAACTCGCTGCCCGCCGCTGGCTCGTGCGCTTCGACTACGAGGGCCTGGCCGACAACGAGGCCTACTACCTGCCCAGGGGGCTGGTGTGAAGAACCAGCGCATGACGGTGCCCATGGTCGTCGACGTCGTGACCAGCGTCGAGGGCGACCCCGACACTCGCGCCGTGATCGCCTCCGCGACATTCACCGTCGAGGGCGAGCGCGCCGACGAAATCCAGACCCGCTACTGCCGCGAGGTCGCCAAGGCCCTGCGGGACCTGGCCGATCAGCTCGACAACTCGACATGGAGAGAATGCGATGAGTGAGCCCGAGGTGTGGGACGAGGGCGACGCGCACATGGTGCGCCCCGTCGATCCGCACAAGTATTGCCACCTTCAGGGCCGCCACGACTGCCAGGCATCCGCCGGCGAGCTGACGCCCGAGCAGCGCGCCGAGCGCATCAAGGCCCTTCGCGCCCTGGTCTCGCGCCGTAAGACGCCCGGCACGGTGGGGCGCACGTGATGCGTACCTTCAAGCGGACCCGCTCGGGCGACGAATACGAGGTCCTGGACGCGCGGGAGCTCGCGGAGATCGCGGCGAACTGCGCGTCGTGGGTGTACATCTGCGGCTACTGCGGCACGCCCATTCAGGGCGGCACGCGCGCCGTGGACGACCACATGAGCATCGTCCACGACGACTGCGACCGCCACTTGGTGAGGCGTCGGTGAGCGCCCGGGGGCTACGGCTGTTCCACGGGGGAGTCGCCGGCCTGGAGCGCGGCGACGTCATCCTCCCGGCCGCCGTGACGGGCAAGACGCATCCGCCGGGGCCCCACCAGCCGCACTACGACCCGCGACGCGTGTACGCGACGGAACTGCGCTGGTACGCACAGCTTTTCGCGCACGGGCAGAGCGGCGACATCTACCGTGTCCGCCCGCTCGGGGTGCGGCTGCCCGACCGTGACTGCCGCCAGTCGTGGGTGTGCCAAGGGGCTGTGGTCCTGTCGGTGGAACAGCGCGCGCCGGTGGGGGAGCCCGAGCGACTTAAGCGACTTAAGCGACTGGGGCTCGTGATCGCATGACGAATATGACCGGTCCTGGACAAGTCCCGTCGTCGCGTTGTCAGTTCACGCGCTGCCCGGCATGTTCGCAGCCCACCCACGTGCACCCGTGCATAGACGGCTCGACCGTCGCCATGGCCCCGAGGAAGTACCCGGCCGACCAGCTTCCGCCGGTGCTGTGGCGTCACCTCGTGCACGGTGTCGTGCGGCTCGGCGCCGACCCGCGCGAGCCGTGGGTGGTGATGCTGGAGCACGCAGAGGTCTGCCCGGCCGAACATCCAACAGACCTGCTGGCGTGGCTGCGTCGGCCCCGGGCGCTGCGTTCGCAGGCTGACTCTGACAATTAGTCGTGCCTCCTTTTGGAGGACGAAGTGCGGAGTAATTGTCCACGGTTCGTTTCTTGACGGACACGGCCGCCGTGAGGCAAGCTCTCCGCTCATGAGGATCACCGGCTGCGATCGACGCCTCGCTATCAATGAGGTGCGCGCCCAGGGCGCTCGCCAGGCATCCGCTCCCGGTGACCTGGTGAGACAAGCCAAGCGCTTGGTGGAGAAGGCGGAAGAACTGCTGGAGCAGGCAGTCATCGCCGAGCGCGACCGCAGTACCTCGTGGGAGCAGATCGGGCAGGCCCTCGGAGGCCAGACGAAGTCGGCAGCACACAAGCGCTTTGCCTCAGTCGTGACCGAGCACTTCGCTCACCTGGACGACGTGACTTACGAGGACGAGGCGTCCGGGGAGGAAATCCCCATCGTCCACACCTTCGACGTGGCCTACGCCCTGCTGGAGGAGACGTGGGACGAGGCTGCACACATCGTCCAGAGCCAGGATGTGCTTGAGGGACTGCGCTCCGCCACGCTTGCTGCGTCGGGCGTCCGGGCGCCCGACAACCCCTCCAGAGTCGAAGCGGAATGGACCGGCTGGGAGTCCGGAGTCAGACGAGCCGAGTTGCTTCACAGTCTGACCGAGTACCTGCAAGCGGCGTTCAGAATGCCGGACGAGGAGTTCTCGCAGGGGCGAGTCTCGCTACCGCGCCGCACGACTCTTCCGCGGGCGTTCATCGACGTCGTCGACTTCGTGCGTCTCGACGCGCGCCGAAGTGACTACACGCTCCCCAGCGAAACCCCCGAGCGTGATGACCCGGCCGGCCGAAGTGTCGAGGAGAGGCTGACTGCCCTGGAGCGCCGCTTGGATGCGCTCGGGCACTGAAGCCGATCGCTCAGAGTGGCGAACTCAGACTCCGGCGCCCCCGCAGCGCCACCTTCGACAGCAACACCCGCGGGGGCGACCGGTTCACCACCCGAACCGACGAAAGGTCTCAGGTAGTCATGTCCAGTATGCAGTCCCTCTTCGAGCGCGGTGAAGAGCCTAGGCGGCCCAAGGTGCTGCTGGTTGCTCTCGCGACCGGCTACGCAGGTGGGTACGCCGCTGCGCTCGGCGCGACGGGCGGCCCGGTCGAATCGTCCACGTCCGCTGCTGCGGCCCTTGTGCAGGGGGTGGTGGCCGCCGTCGTGTGGACGGTCTGGCCGCGTCGCTGACCGCGACGGCCTGAACCGCTGCCGCGTCCCTGGTCACCGGGGCGCGGCAGCGCCATGCTCGCCCTCCCTGCACACGTAACTGCCCGCAACGAAGGCCCGGTCCTGTACCGCAACATAACGTGACAATCGGCTGCTGAGTGTTGCTACTGCTAGTCAGTAGCGTGCTCGTCCTGTACTGCGGATAATCGGGACTCATGAGCACCGATCACATACAGAACATCGCGCAGACCGCCCGCGCGAAGTACCCGGCGGGTCGGTGCCTGACGCTCCCGCGCTCCGCGACGATCCACGAGACGAGCCTGAAGCGCTGGAAGGGCGAGTGGGTCCCCGGCCCGGCCTGCCACGTCGGCACCTTCCAGGACGTCGCCGACACCGGCATCAGCGTCTACGGCCCCTCAACCTGCCAGCGCACCCGGTGCCGCGAGATGCGCGAAGCGCGCGCCGGCCTCAACCTGCCGAACTGGCCCGAGCACTTCCAGATGGAGTTGTTCGCCGCCTGAAAAGCGCAACAACATCCGCCGCTCGAACGATAGTTGTACGGTGAGTGTAGTCCGGGACTCTGGAACAAGCGCCCGAATCGCGGATCTCCCCGAGGCTGTCGGCGGTGTCGGGGTGCCTCCGCTATGGTGAAACCATCAGCCAACCCCCTCTTAGCGGTGCGGATGGTTGGTGGATGGTCGAGCGCCCCGAACTCACAGGCGGGGCGTCCGATCGAATTGCCCGCCCGGGACCCCGGTGGGTGCACGCCCGACGGCGTGCGCCTACAAGCGCGTCGTCGGGCGTTCTGCTTTTTCGTCTTCGTGCCCGTTCGGGCCGCACATGGCATGCTGCCCGATTGCTCGTTTATTCGACGCCCGCTGAATTGCGCGAGTTAGAGTGATCGAGCCGACTCACGACGGATTCGGTGAGGGACGGGCGCCCGGTCGGCTGGGCGCCCGTTTCCAATTACCGTCCGCGAAGGCGTAATTGATCATTTCTGCCGCCGTTGATGACTCCGGCGGCCCGGGGCCCACGCGGCTCGCCGTCCCAGCTGAGGTGCACCGGGGGACGGGAGTTGGCACAGATCCGGGCATGGCAGGGCGCGCCCTCAGGGGAGGCTTCGCGTGCGTACCCATCCGGCGCGCCCTGCCGTTGCCGTCGCGATCAACTCCGTTAAGTGATCGCGGTGTTACCTTCGGTAACATGACGAAGCGTTTGAAAGGGACGGAACGCCGCGAAACGGCCGCCCGGCTCCGCGCCGCCTACGAAGGCGGCTACAGCATCCGCCAGTGCGTGACCCTCTCCGCCCTGTCCTACGGCTGCACGCGCCGCCTGCTGATCGAGGCAGGAACGAAACTGCGTAACTCCGGCCCTGTCCAGCGCCGCAACACGGCTGCCAGCGAAGTGATCGTCTCCATCCCCGCCCAGCGCACCACCGACGCCTGATGCCCTCCCACCTCGTCCGCGAGATCCCGCGCCGCCACACACCCGAACGGCGCGCCCTCGCCCAGGAGCTGAAGGACGAATACGCGTGGGGTGACCTCAGCATCCTCGACCTCGCTGCCATGTTCGGCCTCGCCCCGACCACCACGCGCACGCTGCTCGTCGAAGCCGGCGCCGTCATGCGCCGGGGCCCGCGGCCCGACCCCTCCTTCGACACCATCGCCCCCGACGGCATCCCGCACCGCCAGGTCCCCGGCCTGCTCGGCACGCTGCCCCTCCACACACTGCACAAGGACTACGCATGATCGGACCCGCCGAACTGGCCACTCGCTTCACCTTCCACCCCGCCAGCGCCGACCAGGCCGCGAAGTACGAGGAGCTGCGCGCCCTCGCCCTCAACATGGCCCTGGTCATCGACGAGCACGTCCCCGACTGCCGGGAAAAGTCGCTGTCGCTGACGAAGTTGGACGAGGTCGTCATGCACGCCAACGCGGGCATCGCCCGCCGCGAGGACGGCGCCGGCCGATGAGCGAACCCACCTGCGCCCCGGAACTCCAGGGCCTGCTCCAGCCCATCGACTCCGTCACCCGCTACCCGGGCAACCCCAAGCGCCACGACCTCGACACGATCAAGGAATCCATCTCCCGTTTCGGGTTCTGGCGCGCGATCGTCGTGCAGGAGTCCACCGGTCACGTCCTGGCCGGCAACGGGCAGCACGAGGCCGCCCAGCAACTCGGCGCCACCGTCGTGCCCGTCGTCCGCGTCGACGTGGACGACGACGACGCCAAGCGCATCGTGCTGATGGACAACCGCTCAGGGGAGAAGGGCGGCGGCTACGACGACGAGCTGCTGGCCGAGCTGCTGAAGGACGTGCAGTCCACCGAGGGCGGCTTGGACGGCTCCGGCTTCGCGGACGACGACGTCGACGCCCTCCTGGCGAAGATGACCCGCGACGCCCTCGGCGACGACGAAGGCGACTTCGAGGGCGGCGACGCCGACGAGGGCGACTACAACCCGTTCTGGGGCGTCGTCGTCACCGCCGACGACGAGGACCACCAGGCCGAACTCCTCGACCGGTTCGCCGGCCAAGGCCTCACGGTCAAGGCGGTCATGTCGTGACCGCTTCGGTGTCCTTCGAGGTCGCCTGCGAAGTCGAGCCCACCGCCCGGGTGCAGCAGGTGTGCTCCATGTTCGACGTCGAGGACGCCCACGCCAAGCGCACCGCCTGGACGATCCCCGCGCCGCTGGACGACAAGCCGTGGTCGGTCGGCCTGATCGTCGGCCCCTCCGGAGCGGGCAAGTCCACACTCGCGCGGCACCTGTTCCCCGAGCAGATGGCCGCCTCCCCGGTCTGGGATCAGCGGGCGATCGTCGACAACTTCCCCGAGGGGCTGTCGGTGCGCGACGTCGTCGCCCTGCTCGGCTCGGTCGGCCTGTCCTCGCCGCCCGCCTGGCTGCGCCCCCGTCACGTCCTGTCCGGCGGCGAGGGCTTCCGCGCCGACGTCGCCCGCCACCTCGCCGCAACCGAAGCCGGCGGCACGGCCGTAGTCGACGAATGGACCTCGGTTGTGGACCGTCAGGTGGCCAAGGTCGCCTCGCACACGGCCGCGAAGACCGTCCGCAAGACCGGCAAGCGCCTCGTAGCGGTGACGTGCCACTACGACGTGACGGACTGGCTCCAGCCGGACTGGGTCATCGACGTCGCCGACGCGGCGTTCGCCTGGAGGACGGTTCAACCCCGACCCGGGCTCCGCCTCACCATCGAGCAGATCAACGGCCGCACGGTCTGGCCGCGCTTTGCACGTCACCACTATCTGAGCGCCAGCCTCAACAGCGCCTCGCAGTGCTTCGGCGCGTTCACCGACGACGGCACGATGGTGGCCTTCGCCAGCTACATCCACTTCCCGCACCCCAAGGTGCCGAACCTGAAGATGGCCCACCGCATCGTGTGCCTGCCCGACTATCAGGGCCTCGGCATCGGCGCCTACCTCACCGCCTGGCTCGGCCAGTACCTGTGGGACAAGCGCCAGCGCTTTCGCATCACCTCGGCGCACCCGGCCGTCATCGGCGCCTGCACCCGCTCCCCGCGCTGGAAACCCGCCGGCGGCAACGGGCGGGTGCGCTCCATGAAGTCGCTGACGTTCACCGGCACCAAGGAGTGGAAGCAGTCACCGCGGGCGTTCTCGACGCGGACCTTCGAATACACCGCCCCCAGGGCTTAGCCGTGATACCGCCACAACTGCAAGCGCCCCGGGGTGGGGATAGCCTCGCGGAACTCCACCGGATCTTCCAGGAGCCAGTGGTAGAAGCCGGTGATCGAGGACCAGTGATCGGAGTCCGTGATGACGTCGGTGAGCGTCACGTGGCCGACGATCGCGCCGTACAGCTTGTCGCGGCACACCGATTCGAGCTGCCCCCGCACCCGAACAGGCTCCAAGTCACGATCGGTCAGTCCGAGACCGTGGTGACGCTCCGGGCGCATCGACGCATGGATGTAGAGCCTTCCGCGATATCCCCCGTGCGGCATCCACGACCGGTTCTCCACCGTCTTGTCGCCCTGCATGATCCGACTCACGTAGGGCTGCTTGACGGTGAGTACGGGCCACAGTTCGCCGCTCGGGGCATCGCATTGGTCCATAACCCTCATTGAACCAGCCGCGCTGCCCCTGACCAGCGGATACGTCATGCCAGCAGACAAGACACCCATCACACTCGACCCCAGCCTCGACCCGTGGGAGCAGCAGCCGCGCGAGACCGACGACATGTTTCGCCGCTTCGAGGCGTACCGGAAGATGAAGGACCGCAAGGTCCGCGCCCTGGCCGTCGAGATCGGGCGCTCCCCGGCCTACCTGCAAAAGCTCGCCACCCGCATGCACTGGGCCGAGCGCGCCAAGGCCTACGACGCCGATCAGCGCCGCCGCGACGACGAAATGCTGGAGACCGCCCGGCGCCAGCACGCCAAGCAGATGGTGGCCGCCACGAGTCTCGCGCTGCGCTCTCTGCTCAAGGGCTGGCAAGAGGACCGCGAGCTGTCCAACGCCGAACTGATCCGCCTTCAGCAGGTGTTGGGCCAGGCCATCGACCCCAAGACGATCACCGTGCGCGGTGACGACGAAGCGCCGGCGATCCGCATGACCGCCGTCCCCCTGTCGGAGGAAGAGCGCCTGGCCGAGCTGCGGGCAATCGCGGCCGACGCCGCCGCACGCGCTGAAGGGACAGACGACGTAACTATCCGCTACGACGACGAGGACGACGTCTGATGCTCCGATGCGCCCTACCGGCGAATGTGGGACGTGGGCGGCGGCCACGGCACAGGCGAGTCGGGGAAGAACGACGTGTGTCCGCAGCCGCTCCACGTAAGCGTCTCGTCGCGACCGTTCCAGAACGCGGCCGACGGCTCGTTGCACGCCAGGCACGCCAACACGCCGCCCGGCGAGTCGAACCAGTCCTGCCATTCCGCGTCGGTGAGCTGTGGGCCCCACTGTGGCTCCGCCATGACTCCAGGCTGACACGCAGGCACAGCGGGGGCGATCTCTGATGCTCGATTACGCCCCCGAGGACGCCACAGAGCGCGCCCGCTATCTCGCCAACCTCGGCGACCCCGTCTCCCTCGGCTCATGGCTCGACCCGACGTTCAAGCCCCGGCCGCACGCCCGCGTCATCGGCAACGCCCTGGCGAAAGTCGCCGCAGGCAACGCCCGCAAGGTCCTCATCACCACGCCCCCGCAGGTCGGGAAGAGCACCACGGCCGCCGTGTGGGGCGTCTTCTGGTGGCTGGTGCGCAACCCGACGCACCACGTCATCATCGCCTCCTACGGCGCCGAACTCGCCGTGGAACGCGGGCGCCAGATCCGCAAGCTGGTGCGCACCTACGGCGCCCGCTTCGGCCTTTACCTGTCCTCGGACCGCTCGGCCGTCGCGGACTGGCAGCTCACCTCCGGTGGGGGAGTGCACTGCGCCGGTGTCGGCGGCGCCCTGACCGGCCTGCCCTGTGACTTCCTCGTGGTCGACGACCCGCACAAGAACCGCGTGGAGACCGACTCGCCGACGATGCGCAAGCGCGTCGCGGAGTCGCACTCCTCCGACCTCGTCTCGCGCTTGGCGCCGGGCGCCCCGGAACTGCTGATCCTCACGCGCTGGCACGAAGACGACCTCGCCGGCCGCCTGCTCAAGGCCGAGGGCCGCGTCGAGGACGGCGGCGAGTGGACCGTCATCCACATGCCGGCGATCGCGGACCTGACGCTGACCCCGTACGGCGACCCGCTCGGCCGCAAGGACGGCGACCCGCTCTCCCACCCCAAGATCCCCACCCGCGACCGCGACGCGCTGCTGCTGCACTGGGCACAGAAACGCGCCTCGTCGTCGCCCTACGACTGGGGCGCGCTCTACCAGGGCGACCCCCAGCCCGTTGAAGGCGCGCTGGTCTCCGCCGAGCTGATGCGCGAGCGCACGCACCTGTCCGGCCTGCCGGGTCCGCGCCGCATCGGCGTCGCCGTCGACCCCTCGGGCGGCGGCCGGGACGAAGCAGGCATCATTGGCGGCTACATCGGCACCGACAAGCGCCTGTACTGGACCCACGACCGCTCCGCACGCATGACCTCGGATGCCTGGGCGCGCGCCGCCGCCCAGCTCGCCATGGAGACCCACGCCTCCGTGATCTACGTGGAGAAGAACTTCGGCGGCGACCAGGCCGAACTCGCGATCAAGACGGCATGGAAACTGCTCTACCAGGAGTGGCACGACGCCAACGCCTACGACGATAACGGCAACCCGCAAGCCCACCTCGGCCCGAACCCGTACGCCGGGCTGACCCCGCTGGTGGAGTCCAAGAGCGCGCGTATCGGAAAGCTCCTGCGCGCCGAACCGGTCGCCGGCCAGCTGCGCGAGGACCGTATCCGCCTGGCCGAGCACATGCCCGAGCTGGTCAAGGAGTGGTGCACCTTCCAGCCCGAATCATCGTGGTCACCGGGCCGTATCGACGCCTCCGTTCTGCTGGCTGACCAGTTGCTCGGCCCGCCGTCGACCGGCAACGCGCTCAACTCGCCGCAGGGCTCACGCCAGGAGATCGCCAACCGTGCCGCACAGCAACGCGGCGGCCCGCGGATCGGTAAACGCTCCTACGGCGGCTGACCCGAGCTACGTGATCCCGCCTGGGACTGAGACAGTGACCCCATCAGGCAGCGGGACCGGGAGTCCGCGCAACGCTGCCTGATGGGGCACGATTATGGAGACGCGGGCCCCATGGAACTGGGCATCATTCAAGTTGAGGCTGTAGCTATCGGTAGCGAGTTGGTGGATCGTGACTTGCCCTTGCTCGAACCGTGCGGCAGCGAAGCTGTTCCAGCAACCATTTTCCCTGATGAGCGTGCTGAAAAGGCTGCCCGTGAATCGAGCGTTCCGAAAACTAATCCTGCCGTTTGGGGATGTGCCAAACCTGCGGCGAGGGTTCGAGAGGCAAACGAATCGAGCTTCGTCCTCGAACTGTGCCTGGTCGAAGTCCATGCGGGCGCCAGCGCTCCCCAGGGTGACAGCGAACCTGGTGGAGCCTTTGAAGATCGCGTTTTGAAAGTTGAGAACGCTGAACTCGGGACTGATATCGACGAACTGTGCGTCGCGCAGTATTGCGCCGCTGAGGTTGAAATACAGCCCGTCCCAGAGCCGCTCACCGCTGAGATGCTTCTGTATCTGTTCGACGATGGTGTTCCGTACTTGCCACTCCGCCGTGTGGTCGGTGCTGGACGACTCGCCGGGCAGGCGGAGGTATGCGCATAGGACGTCGACGCAGGTCTGCGCCATGGCCGCAGTGGGCGCGTCGTCGGCGAGAGCGGCCAGAGAGTGGACGCCACCAAGGCGAACAGCGGCAGATGACTCGTTACCGAGCTGGTCCACTGCGTTGCTGAAGCGCTCGGTGTGCAGCCGGACTGCATCGCGGAACGCGGCATTTTCGTCAATTCGTTGACGCCGATATGCGACGACGAGGGCCACCAGTGCGCCAGCTCCGGCGACTACTCCGAAGGAGAGTTTCACCAGGTCGAACAGTGTCGTGGAGTCGATGACAGTTGAGGACTTGACTCTTCGGGCGCCGATGATGTCCCACCCCGCGTAGAACGCGCCGCAGGCGACGCCGACGGCAACGACGAAGGTGACTGTCAGGGCCGCCCACACGTGCGTCAGGCGTGGAGCAGGTTTTTCAGGTTGCCCGATGGGGCGACGAAAGCGGTCCAACTCGTCAGACCAGTCAGGTAGAGGCACTTGAGGTACGGCTCCCATCCGTCACAAGTGATGTTCTGAGCGCGCTGGTGCTGTTCAAGGCCGTTCGGCGCCGCCCGCGGGCGTCAGCGAGCGGCGCGCCGCGCACCGCCCTGCACGTTGCTGCCGCTGCCCGAGCGGAACGCGGAAGGGGTCGCTTTCGGCGGCCCCTGACGGACCGGGCCGCCCTCTACCGGATTGCCCTCTCCCATCGGGCGGAACGTGAAGGATGGCTCCGACTCGTCGAGATCGATCGTCAGGTGGGAGTCCAAGGCGCGCGCGAGGCGCTGGAGCAAGGGCAGCGTGGGTACGTGTCCGCCGCCCTCGATCTGCGACACCTTCGGCTGCGACAACCCCGAACGCTCGGCGACCTGCGCCTGGGTCAGCCCTAGTTCAGTGCGCCGGTTGTACAGCGCTTCGGCGAGGGCAATGGCGTACCCGGCCTCGATGTACTCTGCCGACGGCTCGACCTTCTCGCCTGCGAGGCGCCGCGTGCGGGTGGTCTTCCACTTTGCGTGGTTCATGAGTCCTCCTCGCTCGCGCGGGTGTAGTCGTGGGAAGCGGCGTCGTGCTCGGCCTCGCACCGCTTTTGGGCGTCCTTGGCGCGCTCAACCTCGGTCCGCTCGTTCATTTTCGTCTTGCGAAAGACCGTGAGCAGGACGATGCGGCGTCCAGTGGCCAGCCAGTACGCGATGCGCACGGCGTTGTCGCCGAGGTGGAAGCGCAGTTCGTGGACCTTGTCTCCGAGCGGCTTGCTCCACGGCATGCCTGCTTGGAGAGGATCGGGCAACAGCTTGTCCGCGAAGCGCTCCACGCGCGCGTAGTCGCCATCGGACAGGGTGTCGAGGTAGTGCTCGACCTCTATCTCAAGCTCGATGGTCCACGGCTGCTCGCTCACACCCCCAGTATATCGAAATCGGTATGCGAGTGTCGCGGGCGGTGCCGTTCAGTGGCCGCAGTGCGGGCACCGTGCTGAACGCGTGCCGCGCGTTCCGATGGCGATGCCGTCTGCGCGCATCCGCCGCAGGTACACGCTTGCCGTTGATGCCACCACGCCGGCCTTGTCGGCCAGCTCGCGCAGCGACGGTTCCTCGCCGAACTCCGCTACCCAGTCCGCGTGCGCCCGCCGCAGGTCCTCGCGGCGCTCGCTCTGCGGCTTCCAGTCCCGTGTCCTCATCCTTCTAATGAATCACGTGTTCGATTTATCGGGCAACGGACCCTCGTCGGTCGGCTCGTGAAGCAGGTCTCCCCGGGGGCGGGAGCGCCATTGTGCGGGGTCGGTCTGGATGTCGGCGAGGCAGGAGGGCGGGACGCGTTTGCCTGCCGCGATGCCGATGGCGATGACGACGGGGGCTGCCAGCAGGGCGCGGCGTGTTAGTTCGATGACGTTCCTCCGTTCGTGACTTTACGCAACAGATCCTTCACTGAAACGGTATTGAGGCCGTAAGATTTGCGCCGTGACGATCACTTTGTGGGCATTCTTTCTCGTGACGCTGGGTGCGGCGAGGATCACGCGTGTCGTGACTACCGACACGATCGCGGCCCCGCTGCGCGACTACTTCGCCGCTCGGGCGCTGAGGACCTACAAAGCAGATCTCCGTGAGGCGGGAGAGGACAAGGGCGCGCGGGAGCGGATCAAGCCCGTCGACGAGCGCGGCCTGTACGCCGGGCTCACGTGCTCCTGGTGCGTCGGGTTCTGGGCCGTCCTGGCCGCCTACGTGATCGTCTTCCTCCTCACCGACTGGCCCGATACGACGCTGGGCTGGTTCGCCGCCGCCGCCCAGGTCCTGGCCGCCGCCTGGCTCGTCGGCGCCCTCAACCAGCGCTACGCCCGGTAACCCGCCTTGCCCACGCTGCCCAAGCCCCGCGCCCTGCGCGCCGCGTCCCTGATCGCGAGCGCGGAACTGCTGCGTTCCCCGCGCAAGACGACCGCGCGCAGTGTGAACCGCAACCGCTCCCGCTCCTCCATCAGCCAGCTCCCCGCGTCCGCGGGCTGGCAGGCCGACGCGTGGGGCTACTACCGCAAGTGCGGCGAACTCCGGCAAGGCGTGCGCTGGTTGTCCAACGCCTGTAGCAGGGCGACGCTGAAGCTGGGCATCGTCGACCCGCGCGGCGACGGCACCCCCGTTCCCGTCGACGACCAGGACCTCATCGACCGCTACCTCGGCCAGTGGGCGGGCGGCACCGACGGACAGGCCGACCTCCTCGCGCAGATGGCCATCCACTACACGGTCGTCGGCGAGTGGTATCTCGTCGGCTACACCGATCCGGACTGGCAGCCCAACCCGGCCGATCCGGGCGAGAAGCCCGCAGAGATCTGGACCGTGGCCTCGCGCGCCCAGCTCCAGGTCACCGGCTCCGGCCCCGACGCCCCGTTCCGCCTCCAGATCGGCGAAAACCAATACGTCGATCTCGTCGAGAGCCAGTCCTTCATGGCGCGGAACTGGCGCCCGGACCCTGAGCGCCCGTGGCTGCCGGACTCGCCGGTCCAGCCACTGCTGCCGGACCTGCGGATCCTGTGCGGGTTGACGGCGCATGTGAATGCCACGATCGATTCGCGCCTGGCCGGTAACGGCATCCTCGCCGTCCCCCAAGAGGCCTCGCTGACGGGTGCGGAGACACCGCCCGAGACGGACGCTGACGGCAACCCCCGTGACGATGTCGATGAGTTCATGGACGAACTCATCGAGAACATGGTCCCCGCGATCACCGACCGCGACCGCGCCAGCGCGGTGGTCCCGATCGTGCTGCGCGCCCGGGGCGAGGACATCGGCAACATCAAGTTCATCGACCTCGCCTCGAAGTTCGACGAGCGCGCCCAGGAACTCCTCGAACAGGCCCAGCGCAAAGTCGCCATCGGCATGGACGTGCCCCCGGCCGTCATCCTCGGCAACGACGACACGAATCATTGGACGGCCTGGCAAATTTCCGAGGAGGGCGTGGAGCTCCACGTCGACCCGCTGCTGAAGCTGTTCACCCAACCCCTGACCGACCGCTACCTGCGCCCGTTGATGCTCGACGACGGCATCCAGAACGCGTCCCGGTACGTCATCTACGCCGACACCACCGAACTCACGCTGCGCCCCGACCAGTCCGAGGACGCGCTCCAGCTGTACGACCGGGGCGAGTTGTCCGGCGAGGCGATGCGGCGCGAGGTCGGGTTCGGCGACGGCGACAAGCCCACCGACGAGGAGCGCACGCGCCGGCTGCTGTGGAAGCTCGCCGAGGACCCCCAGCTGGCCCCCGTGCTCCTGCGACAGATCCTCGGTCCCGAGGCAGCCGCCGCGATCGGCCTGCCGACACAACAGAATCCCGCCTCCGCCGGACCGGGGGCGGGCCCTGCGGCCGTGGGTGCTGGAGCCGGGCAGCGCCAGGCACCCACGGCCGATACAGGACAGGCCGCCGAGCCCCGGGCGATCCCGCGCGAACCCGCCGCGGGCGCCGGTATGGCGCTCATGGCCGCCTCCGACATGGCCGTACGCCGCGCCCTGGAAGTCGCCGGCAAGCGCATGACGTCCTCGCGCACCGCCATGGACTCCAACGTCCCGGCCTGGCAGGTGCATACGCAGATGCAGGCGCAGACCGACATGGCGCGCCTGCTCGACGGGGCATGGACGCATCTGTCGTCGTGCCCGTTCGCCACCTCCGAAGCGATCGCGGCCGTCGACCGCTACACCCGTCGCCTGATCACCGGGCAGCAGGCGCACGACGCCGCGCTGCTGGAACGGCACATGCGTGATGCCGGGGTCCTCGTATGACCCTGGCCCAACTCGTCTCACGGGCCGTGGACGCCTTCCGCACGCGCCTTGTCGGCTGGCTCTCCACTGCCCGTGAGGCCGTCACGCGTCGTGGTCTGAACGGATGGCCCGACACGTGGCCCGCCGAGGTCCCCCCATCGCTGGCACCGTTCATCGTTGAGGCATACATGAACGGCGCCGGCGGCCTCGCCGCAGCCCACCCCCGGGCCGAGCAGTACGCCCGCCAGGCTGTCGAGCGGATCGCGGCCGGACACTGGCCCGCCAACACCTACCGCAAGCTCGCAGGGCTCCCGCCCGAGGAGCGCGAGACGGTGTTCGACCCGGCCACCCATGAGGCGTGGGCGAACGCGCTGGTGGCCACAGAGCTGCGCTCGGCGATGAACGCCGGCACCCTCACCGCCGCGCTCATCAGCGGTGCCGAGAACGGCGTCCGGATGCTCAAGACGTGGGCCATCCACATGCCGCTCGACGGCCGCACCCGCGACGCTCACCGCCACGCCAACGGCCAGACCGTGCCCGTGGACCAGCCGTTCACCGTCGGCGGGGAGCGGCTGATGTTCCCGGGCGACCCCACCTCGGCTTCACCCGCGAACACGTGGTCGTGCCGCTGCACGCTGCGCCTGACCCCGGCCCCGCTCACCGCATCAGGAGGAACGATGCCCGCCAAAACTCCCGCTGCCGTGCCTGCGCCGGGACCCGACGACATCCGATGGACCGGCCCACTGGCCCCCATCGAGCAAAACAGCGGCGACATGCGCCGACTGGCCGCCACCCAGCGGCTCGATACCCGCGAACTGCCCCTCCCGCTGCTGTTCCAGCCCGCGTTGGCGGAACGGCATCAAGGCGCCGTGCAGGGACTCGCGATCCTTCGTAACGCCTGGGTCGAAGGCGGCGTCCTGCACGGCTCCGGCACCTTCGACGGCAGGGACCCCGACGCTACGAAGATCGCGGACAAGATCGCCCGGGGCTACCTCGGGTGGGTCTCGGTCGACCTCGACAAGGCTCTGATGGAGCTGGACGACTCCAACCCGGACGAGCCTGTCGAGGTCGTCAAGTCCTGGCGCCTGACCGGCGCAACGCTCGTCGGCCAACCGGCGTTTGATCAGCACGCCAAGGTGCGCATCCTCGACGAGGACGAGGACATGCCCATCGGCCCGATGCGCGACCCCGCCGCGCCCGTTGAGGGCGTTAACCCGCTCGTCGACGGCGAGGCGCCGCTCGACGCGCCGCCGCTGGAGGACCCGGCCGAGGCCGACGTGCCCGAGCTGGACCCCGCTACCGTCGACGACACCCTGCCCGAGGACCCCGAGGCCGAGGCGGAGCCGACGGTGAAGCGGATCCCGCCGCGCCCCGTTCCCAAGGACAGTCCGGCGGACAACGAGGGGCCCGAAAAGGACGCCAAGAGGCCGCCGTTCCCGCCGAAGCGCCAGGTCAGCAAGGGTGCCGAGAAGGACAGTGAAGGGGACAACGGCAAGGACAAGAAGAAGGGCAAGGGCAAGCCGTTCTCGGCCGACGCCTCCACCCTTCAGCGCGCCTCCCTCGTCGCCTCGGTCATCCCGATCGCCCCGCCCAAGGCATGGTTCGCCGACCCCGGGTTCGACAAGCCCACCGCGATGCACGTCACCCCCGAGGGCCAGGTGTTCGGCCACCTCGCGGAGTGGGACCGGCCCCACATGTCCTTCCCCGGCCGACAGATCTACGCCCCCAAGTCCCCGACTGCCTACAAGGAGTTCCACGTCGGCTCGGTACTCACGGCCGAGGGCGAGTACCTGTCGATCGGCACCCTCACCGCCGGCACCAGCCACGCCGAGCACGGGCTCACCGCGTCCGAGACGATGGCGTTCTACTCCGACACCGGCTACGGCGCCGCCATCGTCCGCGCCGGTGAAGACGCGCACGGGATCTGGGTCGCCGGTTCCCTGGCGCCCGAAGCGACGCCCGAGCAGATCGCCGCCCTGCGCCGCGCGCCTCTGTCGGGCGACTGGCGCGACAACGGCCACGGCCTGGACCTCGTCGCCGCCCTCGCGGTGAACCGCCCCGCGTTCCCCGTGCTCCGCGCCTCCGCGTACGTCCAGGACGACAAGGCCATGTCCCTCGTCGCGGCCGGGATCGTCTCCGAGGCCGACGCGTTCAGCGACTGGCCCGACATCCCGCAGGACGTCATCCCGGGCATCGGCGCGTTCGCCGCGATGATGTCCCAGGCCCTCGCCCCCGTGCACGAGGCCATGGCGACGCTGGGCCGCCAGCTCGCCGAGATGCGCACCAGCCAGCCCGGCTTCATTCGCACCGACGACAAGCAGGCACTGGCCGCCGTCACCAAGCGCATCAACGAATTCCGCACCGCGCCCGTCGACCGGCGCATTGCCGTGATGCGCGAGCACCCCGGCACCCGCACGAACGACCTGCGGGAGAAGGACCTCGACGACGACGCGGAGGGCGAACTATCGCCCGGTGAACTCGCCGACATCACCGACGACTTCGACGACGACGACCTCGCCGAGGCCGAAGCCTTCCTCAGCGGCGAAGGCGACGGCGACGCCCAGGCGTTCAAGCGCAAGAACTGGGTGGAGAAAGCCGGCGGCCTGCCCCGCTACATCAAGCGGGTCAGCAAGCATCTGCGCCGCAAGGGGATGACGCAGTCCCACGCGATCGCGGCGGCGGTCAACACGATCAAGCGATGGGCTCGGGGCGGCGGCAACGTCAAGCCCGACACCATCGCCAAGGCCCAAGCCGCGCTGGCCGAATGGGAAGCGAAGCGGCTGGTCGGCCGACGGTAAATCACAGAGAGGAACAAGGCGCATGGGGTGCTGTGGCGGTGGCGGTGGATACCGCGTCGGTCAGTGGAACTCAGGGGACAAGGCCCCCAAGGGGGCGAAGGTGTGGCGGCACAAGCTGCCCGAGGGGGAGACCTTCGACGACGGCAAGGAGACCCGCGACTTCGTGACGTGGGTCGAGGCCGACGCCTCCCGTGCCCGCATGGGCGGACGCGGCGAATACTTCCAGGCGATCGCCGAAGGGTGAGTGTTTTCAAGCGAGTTGGGGTATATGCTCCGCTTGCAGGTGTGTACCACGTGTTTGTGGCGTTCTGCCCCCGGGCTTTGTGCGGACTCGCCCGGGGGTGCACCTTCACCAACTGAGCGTGTCCGTCTGGCTGTGGGCCGGGATGCGAGGAAGACCCGTCTGGCTTCGGGCCGGGGTTGCAACACCCGCCTTCGCGGCGGTGGTTGAGGCTTTCTCGCCCAAGGACATGACTCGCGATGAACCGCGAACAGCTCACACAGCTCCTTCACCAGCTCTCCGAGGCCGGCGACCCCAGCGCCCGCGCCGAGATCATCAACGGCGCGATCAGCGAACTCACCGCTGAGCAGGCCCAGGAACTCGTCGACTCCGGCCTGGAGAATTACGACGAGATCGTGGACGCCGACGGCTCGCGTACCGACGACGAAGTGGAGATCCTCAGCGCGATTGCTGACGTCGTCGAGGCCGCGCGAGGCCACCAGCAGTCCATCCAGGACGCCGAGACCGCGCGTCAGCAGCAGATCGCCGACCTCCACGGTCGTATGCGCCCCGAGGGTTCCGAGGAGCGCGCCGAGGAAGGCAGCGACGGCGACGGCGAGGGTGGCGAGCAGGGCGAAGGCGAAGGCCAGGAGCCCGCCGAACCGGCCGAGTCGGCCGAGCCCGCCCAGGCCATCGACGCCCCGGCCGAGGCCGCCGCAGCCGGTGCGCCTGCGGCCCCCGCGCAGCCGGTCGCTGCATCCCGCCGTCCCAACCGCTTCGGCGGCATGCGATCTGACAAGGCCTCCGACGTGCGCAACAACGGCTCCAACTGGTCCCTCACCGCGTCGGCGGACATCCCCGGCTACAACACCGGCCAGGAGATCACCTTCGAGCAGCTGGTCGACGCCGCGACCCGGCGCATGAAGGCGCTGGAGCGCATCGGCCGCTCGAATGCCGCGCAGGGCGGGGTGAACATCGCCCAGTTCACGCTCAAGCGCTCCGACGACAACCTCGTGGCCCGGGACCTGAACGACTCGCGCGTGCTGGACTACGCGGCCGACGAGCGGCGCCTGAAGGGCGGCTCTCTCGTCGCGGCGTGCGAGGGCACCGTCGCGCAGGGGGACATTTGGTGCAGCCCCAGCGACACCTTGTGGGAGTTCTGCCCCGACATGGCAAGCCGTGAGGGCATCCTCGACCTGCCCACGGTCACGGTGCGCCACGGTGGTCTGCGCTGGCCGTCGACGCCGGACTTCGGCACGGTCTACGACAAGCTCAAGGAGCACACCTGGTCCTGGACTGAGGACCAGCTGTGCGAGGTCGACGACGCCGGGGACCCGGTCGAGCGGCCGACCAAGCCGTGTGCGGAGCTGCCGTGCCCGGACTGGAACGAACTGCGGCTGCTGCCGCGCGGCATGTGCATCAAGGCCGACATCCTGCGTAATCACAGCTGGCCGGAGCAGGTGCGCGACTGGACACAGCGCCTGATGACCGCGCATGAGCACCTGATCAACGCGGACACCATCGACCGCATGGTCAAGCTCGTCGACCACACCGTGGAGTACGGCATCGAGGGCACCGGCGACGACGCCGGCTACTACACCGGCCCCGGCGCCGTCCCGACGCTGCTCGGCGCGCTGGAGCTCCAGATCGAGAACATCAAGGCCCGCTCCCGCATGGCCCGGGGCACCACCGTGGAGGTCGTCCTCCCGTTCTGGGTCCACGGCCTGCTCCGCTCGGACCTGTCCAAGCGCCTCGGCGTCGACCTGATCGCCGTCCAGGACAGCCGCATCAACGCGTGGTTCGCGCAGATGGGCGCCCGCGTCCAGTTCGTCTACGACTGGCAGGACCTGGACGCCGAAGACCCGACCACCCTCAAGCACTGGCCGCAGCAGCTCCAGTTGCTCATCTACACCGCCGGCGCCTACGTCTCCGCGCGCCAGGACATCATCAGCCTCGACTCCATCTACGACAGCGTGAACCTGCTCGGCGACGCCACCCACACGTCGAACAAGTTCATCTCGCTGTTCACCGAGGAGGGCTTCCTCCTCGGCCGCAAGTGCGGCGTCGCCCGCCTCATCAAGGTCGACCTGTGCGCCAACGGCGCCACGACCGGCGGCGTCGTGCCGACGGCCAAGCAGCTCTGCCCGGCGGTCTGACCCGCCCTTCTCACGGCACCCAACTCCCTGCGCCCCGGCCGATGAATGACCGGGTCTGTTCCCTGCCGGTGGATCCCGGCCGGGGCGCGGGGCCAGCCCACAGAAGGGAGGGCACCCATGACCACCCCCACCGCACCACCCGCGCACTACGCCGCCTTGGTGCAGGTACAGCAGCCGACCCCGGCCGCAAGCCGCTACGGCCTGTACTCGGCCGCGACCGTCACCGACGAACGCGTCCGCCAGGCGTACGCGACGTGGACGACCGACACGTGCGCCGAGGGCGACTACTGGGCCCTGTGCGACCCCGAGCGCCCCGGCCTGGAAGACACCAACGCCGAGACCAAGCGCACCGACAAGCCGCGCTGGGACACCGCGTGGCCGTTCGGGATCTACGCCGGACTCGCCTGCGGTGATCTCAACACCGAGGACATCGACCGCCGTGTGCGCGCTCGCCTCGACGCCGCCGAGGAGCGGCTGATCGAGCGCGCGTTGTGGGAGGGCCGCGCCGGGATCATCCCCGCGCTCGCCTCCGACAAGGCCGTCCAGCTCGCCACCGACCCGGTCGACATCACCACCGCCGTGGGGATGCTCGAAGAGGCCCTGGGCGGCGCGACGTCCGAAGTCGGCGTCCTGCACGCCCCCCGGCGTCTGGCCGCCCCTGCCCGCTCGAAGAACCTCGCCAACCCCGACGGGCCCCGCCTCAAGAGCCCTCTTGGGGTGCCGTGGGCGTTCGGCGCCGGATACGGCACCAGCGGGGCTGACGGGGCTGAAGAATCCGGAACGGCGTGGATCTACGCCACCGGACAGGTCACCGTCCGCCGCGACACCGTCCAGGTACTGCCGGGCACGCACCCGCGCACCGCGGGCTTCTTCGATCCGCCGTCCAACACGCACTACGCGATCGCCGAGCGGATCGTCCTCGTCACCTTCGACTGCCCGCTGTTCGCGGTGCCCGTCATCGACGAGACGCCCGACGCCCCCGTGCTGCCCGCCCCGGACCCGGTGCGCGCGGTCGGCCTCGATTCCGACCACACCAGCGCGCTCATCACCTGGGCCCCCGTCCCGGGCGCCGAGGCCTACGACGTCGAGATCGCCCCCACGACCACAGCCAAGAAGGCCAAGTAAGGACCCCCACGTATGGCTACCAAGTGCTTTACCCCGGTACTCGGGCGGCGACTGCGTCTGACCAGGGTCGACGGCTGCGGCCGGCCGATCTACGGCGCCGGCTCCCAGGCCGTGTCCAAGGGCTTCATCCAGGTCACCTACAGCGCGGAAATCGCCGAGGGTGAGGAGATCGAGCAGACCAATGCCGCCGGCGAACGCTGCGTGTACCTGAAGGTCCCCGACAGCATCAAGTACATCCAGGCGGAAATTCAGTTCTGCGAGGTCGACCCCGGCCTCGTCGGCCTGATCAACCCCGCCAACGCCCTGGAGCTGGACGCCAACGGCGACATCGTCGGATGGCGCGAGAGCGTGGAGCCCTCCGACTCCGGCGGTTTCGCCCTCGAAGTGTGGACCGACGTCCAGGGCGAGTCCGCCTGTGACGACCCCAACGCCACCGGCGCCTGGGGCTACATCTTGTGCCCCTGGCTGACCTCCGGCGTCATGGGCGACCTGGAAATCGGCGCGGCCTCGGTCAACTTCACCTTCACCGCCAACGCCCAGGCCGGATCGCGCTGGGGTGTGGGTCCGCACAACGTCGTCGCCAACGCAGCCGGCGCCCCCTCCCCGCTCGCCGCTCCGATCGGCACGAAGGAGGTCCGCCTCATCCGGCAGACCACCATCGCCCCGCCGCCGGCGGTGTGCGGCACGACGGATCTCCCGGCCCCGGGCGGCGCCACGCTGACCGCGACCGTCGACTCTGCCGACACGATGAAGTTCACGTTCAAGTGGGACGGCGAAGCCGATGACGACGTGGTCGTCAACTTCAACTTCGGCGACGGCACCACGGGCACCGCGACGGTGACGGACAACGCGGCAGAGGCCACGCACACCTACACGCAGGCCGGAACGAAGATCGCGACCGCGACCGCCGAGGGCGAAACGGTGGCCGCTTACGCAAACCCTCGCCTGCCCTGATCGCACCCCCCGCTCTCCGCGCTGCCCCGTCCGATGTCTCGGACACCAGCGCGGAGATCCGGTGGGGCGCGGTGCCCGGCGCAGAAGGCTACGACGTCACCGTCACGCCTTCGGGATCTGCGCCGGGCGGCCCAGCCCAGGACTCCACCCCGACCACCGACAACGACGATGAAGGGAGCCGCTGATGCCCACTGTCATCGGGACCTCGTACACCGCGACCGGCCTCACCCCGGCGACCGAGTACACCGTCACCGTCAAGGCGATGCGCGGCGGCAAGCCCGGCGCCCCGGCCACCGCGAACTTCACGACCAAGGGCGACGCGGCCCCGGCCAAGCCCACGGCCGTGGCCATCAAGACCGGGCCGACTGCCGCAGGCGCGGTCATCTCCTACGAGCACGCCGGCAGCCCGGCGGCGACGAAGTTCGAGTTGCAGCGCAAGCCCAAGTCGTCCGGCGCCTACAAGACCGTCGCCACCTCCACCGCGCCGGCCGACCGTGAGCTGACCGACCCGGGCCCCCTCACCACCGGCACGACTTACCAGTGGCGCGTCAACGCGCTCAACGGCGACTCCCTGCCCGCCCCCTCCGACCCGGTCGAGGGCACCGTCACCATCCCGAAGCTGACCAAGCCCGACGTGGTCGCCGACGGCAATCCCTCCACGACCGGGTTCGGCGTGAAGTGGACCAAGGTCCCCAACGTCGACACGTCCAAGGGCAAGCGGGGCTACGACGTCCGCGTCACCCCGGCCACCGGCATCACCATCAGCGACGTCGACGACTCCGGCGCCCAGGCGAAGGTGTCCTTCTCCGGCGGCCAGCCCGGCACGTCGTACTCGGTGTCGGTGACCGCGCTCGGCGACGGCACGAACTACGCCGACAGCGTCGCGGGTACGTACAGCAACTCCACGGCCAAGCAGAAGCTCACCAAGCCGGTCCCGGTGAAGAAGGGCAACGCCTCCAACTCCGGGTTCTCCGCCGAGTGGCCCGCCGTGGCCAACGTCGACGCGTCCAAGGGCGACAAGGGCTATGTCCTCGACATCACCCCCACCGGACCGAGCGTCGGTGCGGTCGACAACACCACCGACCCGACCAAGCCGTTCGTGGCCATCACGGGTGCGAGTCCGGGCACCGAGTACACGCTGGGTGTCGTCGCCAAGGGCGATGACACCACCTACAGCGACTCGGACAAGGGCACGGTGGCCATCTCGACGACGGCCGCGAAGCTCACCAAGCCCGTGCCGGTGCAGGAAGGCACCCCGACGGCCACCGAGCTGACGGCGAAGTGGCCCAAGGTCGCCAACGTCGACCCGAGCAAGCCCGACGCCAACGGCAAGGGCTACGCCGTCACCGTCACCCCTGCCGGGCCCACCGTGGGCGCGGTCGACGTCACCACCGACGCCAACAACCCCCGCGTCACCCTGACCGGGGCCACCGCGTCCACCGAGTACACCGTGTCCGTCGTCGCCAAGGGCAACACGACGAACTACACCGACTCGGACGCCGGAACCGTCGCCATCACCACAGCGGCTGCCGCGCAGGCGAAGGGGTCCGAGTAGTGGCGGCCGCGACGGAAGGAGCAGTGTCGGGCCCCTGCGGCTGGGAGCCCGACGACCAGTGCTGCCCAGGGAAAGACGAACTCCCCGAGGGCGTGTGGGCGTCTTCCGTCGCGGCGGCCACCGAGATCCTGTACCGCCTCACCGGCGCCCAGTTCGGTGCCTGCGGCAGGATCGTCCGCCCGTGTCACACGCCGTGCCCCACGCAAGGGTGCGGCGTGTGTCCGGGCGGCAGCTCTGGCTCCCTGGGCGCCCCCTGGCGGCCCTGGGTGGTCGGCGGGGACGTCTACAACTTCAGCTGTAGCGAAGGCCGCGGGTGCGGCTGCGGCCCGGCCGTGCCGACGGTGCGCCTTCAGGGCCCGGTGCACAAGGTCGTCGGCGTCGTCATCGACGGCACCGAACTGCCCACCGACGCCTACGCGGTCTACGACCAGCGGGACCTGGTGCGCCTCGACGGCAAGGGCTGGCCGTGCTGCCAGCGCCTGGACCAGCCGCTGACCGAACCGCTGACGTGGGCGGTCAACTACGAGCGCGGTAAGCCGCTGTCCGTCGCCGGACGGCGCGCCTTGGGGGCGTTGGCGTGTGAGTTCACGCGGCTGTGCGTCGGCTCGAAGTGCCGCATCCCGAGCAGGGTCACGAACGTCACCCGCGACGGCGTGACGTACCAGATCGACCCCTCGACCTTCTATGCCGAGGGCCTGACCGGGATCACCGAAGTCGACCTGTGGATCAAGGCCGTCAACCCGCACCAGCGCCAGCGCCGCGCTTCCTCGCGCAACATCGACCGCCCGGCGGCGGGCCGCGTGCGCAGCTTCCCGCGTGACACCTGGGGGAGCCCGTGATCGTCACCCCGCAAGGGCGCCCGAAGTCGCCCTTCGGCGTCATGCTGGCCCACCTCGTGGCGTGCATCTGCCGACGCTACGCGGCGCTCGGCATGCCGCTGTGCGTCTGCGAGATGCGCCACCACGGCACGCTGCTCATCCCCGACCACTGCGCCGACGCCTGCGCCTGCAACAGCCCCGACGCTGCCGGGGCTCTGTACGGCCGCGTCGCCGAGATCCGCCCGTATCAGGACGGCACCGAGAACTCCCGCCCCTGCATCGACCCGATGGTGGAAGTGGAGTTCGCGTTCGCCGTCTACCGGTGCACCGAGCTGACCGAGGACGGCTCGGCGCCCCCGTCCGACGTCGTCGGCAACGAGGCCCATGACTTCCTCGTCGACGCCACCACGATCCGCCAGGCCCTCATGTGCTGCGACGTGTGGCACGACGACGCCGAAGGCGACGGATGGCGCCCCCGCCTGTTCACGTGGACGCCCCTGTCCGGCGGCGGCTGCGCCGGGGGAGAGCAGCGGCTCATCGTCGTCGGCCGCGAGCGCCTGGGCCGACTCCACTTCGAACCCGTCCCGCTGGAGGCAGCGTGAGCGAGCAGCAGGTGACCGTCCGCGTAAACAGGCTGTTCGCCGGCGGCCCCGACGTCGGCAGCGTCGTCACGGTCACGCGTACCGAGTTCCTGGACAACCTCATCCGCTCCGGGATCCTCACCGTCGTGCACCTCCCTCACGAACCGCAGGGGGAGTAGTGGGCGCCGTCACCCTCAACGAAGCCGAGATCAACCGCCTGTTGTACTCCGCGGGCGGCCCCGTGCACGGCAAGGTCTACGAAGTCGCGCGCGCCGTGCAGGACTCCGCGCGCGCCTCGATCAACTCCGACTCCGGACGTCTGGCCGCGTCGATCCGCGTCACCGTGCAGGGCCAGCCGAGCCGCCAGCGGGTGTGGGCGCGGATCGGAACCAAGCTCGATTACGGCTGGTACCAGGAAGTCGGAACCGGCATCTACGGCCCCCGTCACCAGCTGATCAGGCCCAAGCGCGCCAAGGCGCTGCGCTTTCGGCCGCGCGGCAGCGGGCGAGTTGTGTTCGCGAAGTGGTCGCGCGGGTCCCGACCGCAGCACTTCATGGTCAACGCCCTGCACCGCGCCAGTCCGTGGCCAGTGCGGGAGTACCCCACCCCGTAGCGGGCGGGTGACTCCAACTGGAGTCGTTCACTGTTCAACAACCCTCGAGAAATTCGGTCCCTCATGGCGCTGCAATTCACCACCGGCGACAACGCCGCCAAGGAACTCGCCCCGCCCGTCCCCATCGACCTCGACGACGAGGAACTGACGGCGTACTGCCCCAAGTCTCGTGCCTGGTCACGCCTGCTGGGCGCCCTGTCCTCGGCCGCCACGACCGCCGACGAACAGTTCGCCATCGGCGCGTTCATGGACCAGGCCTTCGACGACCAGGACCGCCTCTACCTGGAGCGCCGCTTCCGCGACCGCAACGACCCCCTCGACATCGACATCCTCGCGGAGATCTTCTCCGCCGTCATGGAGGAATGGGCCCCGTACATGGGCGAGGAAGTCGAGCGCGTCCAGGAAGCCCGCGCCACCGTCGGCGCTCGCAACCGCGCCGAGCGCCGCGCCGTCTCCTCCAGCCGCAAGCCAGGCCGCGCCCGGCCCGTCAAGGCCAAGCAGCCCACCGCGCAGGGCGCCGAGTAGCGCCGATGGAGGACGAGGGCGCCCCTTACTGGGAGTCGGGACCGGCCGACCCCCCGTTCGTGCTGTCCATCGGCGAGGAGGAACTGACCGTCCCCCTCGTTGCAACCGGATGGTGGCTGGGCGCCCTCGCAGGCGGCGACTGGAACACCATCGTGCGCCTGGTCGACGAGTGCAACGAACACCGCCTCAGCATGCTCGCCGACGTCGAGGACCTGGACACCGACGACCTGCACCGGCTTGGCTGCACGATCGCCGAGACGGTCGCCGGCTGCCCCTGGCCCATGGCCGTACGCCTGGCCCAGCACGCCGTCGCCGGGACGTGGATCGACTTCGCCGCCCCCCTGATCGCGATGGCCCCCGCCCTCGATCCGATGACCGCGCCCCTGCGCCAGGTCCTGGCCACCGTGTGGTCGCTGCTCCTCCAGGGTGAGGAAAAGAAGGCTGACCGCGAGCTGCTGCGCGCGCAGTACATGGCCGCCGACGGCACCAATGCCCCGCCCAACCCCAAGCACGCCAAGGGAGCGCCGACCATGTCCGGCAGCAAGTACCGCAGGTTCTCCGACGCCGAGGCCGCCGCCGCGTTCCGCGCCGCCTCCACCGAGAAGGTCGGAGGCTAGCTATGGCGCTCGCCGAGGCGATGGTCGACATCAACGCCGACACCTCCAAGTTCAAGCGCACCCTGCGCCGGGAGTTGCGCAACCACTCCATCGACGTTCGGCTCAACGCCGACTTCGCCGAGTTCAAGCAGCGCCTGCGCCAGCTGTCCGGGCAGGTCGAGGTCAAGCTGATCCCGAACATGAAGGAACTGCGCGCCCGCCTCAGGGCCGCGAAGTTCAACGCGCAGGTGGCGCTCCAGCCCAACCTCACCGCGATCCGCACCACACTGGCCCGCGCGCTGCTGCGCGCCGAGGTCGAGCTGATCCCCGATCTGAAGGTGCTCCGCGCCCGACTGGCCGCCATGCGCCTGTCGCGCTCGGTCGACCTCGACGCCGACACCGCCGGCCTGCGCGCCCAGATCGCCGCCACTCGCGCCCGGCCCATCACCGTCCCCGTACGCGGCGACACCCGCCAGCTGTCCAACTCGCTCGCGGCCCTGTCCAAGGTCCTGCCGTCGGCCAAGATCCTGGCACTGGGGACCGCGATCGCCGTCCTGGGCACACAGGCCGCCGTCACTTCCGCGCACATCGTCTACTTCGTCGCCGCGATGGCGCCCATGGTCGGCATCCTCGCCGCCGCGCCGGCCGCCGTGACGGGCCTGGCCGCAGCGCTCGGCGGACTCATCGCCGGGTGGGAAGGCGTCAAGAAGGCGATGCAGCCCCTGAAGGGGCAGTTCGACGCGATCAAGAAGTCGGCCTCGGCCGCGATCTACGACAAGCTCTCCGCCTCCCTCAAGGGCGTCGGCACCGTCATGGCAACGCTCAAGACGGGCCTGACCGGCATCGCGGCCGAGTGGGGCCGCGCCGGGGCAGCGGCGATCAACTACATCAAGTCCACCGAAGGCGTCTCCCGCCTGAAGTCGATCCTCGACGCGGCCAAGGGGTCCGTGCGCGGCCTCGCCGACGGCACCAAGCCGCTCACCAAGGGCTTCCTCGACCTGTCCGCGACGATCTCGGACACCTTCGGCAAGCGGTTCGCCGACGCCCTCAAGAACGGCATGACCGGCTTCGGCCAGTGGATGACCCGCATCAGCCAGGGCGGCAGGGCCACGCAGTGGGTGGAGCAATCCATCGTGGCCTTCAAGGAGTTCGGCCAGATCCTCGGCAACGTCGGCGGGATCATCGGCTCTGTCTTCAAGGCCGCCAACCGCGCCGGCGGCGAGTACATGTCGACGCTCTCGCAGACCCTGGCGGAGACGAACAAGTTCCTGAAGACGGGCCAGGGCCAGACCGCGTTGGTCAACATCTTCAAGGCCCTGAACGACATCGGCAGCGAACTGGCCCCGCTGTTCCGCCAGCTGTTCTCCACCATCGGCCAGATCGCGCCCGTCGTCGCCAAACTGGCCACCTCGATCAGTGGCGGGCTCCAAGCCGCGATCAAGGGCATCGGAGACGCGATCACCGCCGCCGGCCCCGGTCTGGAGGCGTTCGGCAAGGCCCTGTCCGACGCCTTCGAGGACCCGGCCGTCGGCGCCGCGATGCAGTCCATCGGCGAAGCCCTCGGCCACCTCGCCGAATCCGTCGCCCCGATGCTCCCGCCGCTGGTCAAGGCCGTCGCCAACTTCGCCAAGGCGCTGGCCGACCTGATCAGCGCCACCCCGCCGGGCGTTCTGCAGGCCCTCGTCACCGCCCTGGTGGCGATGGCCGCGATCAAGTGGGTAGCTGGGGGAGTCACCGCGTTCGCCGCCGGGATCCGCTCCGTCGGGACCGCCGCGTCGTCGGTGCGCTCCGGTGTACAGGTGCTGGGGCGGGTCCGTGACGGGTTCCGTGACGCGGGCGCGGCTGCCTCGACCTTCTCGGGCACTGCCGGAACGCTCGGCGGGAAGCTGCGCACCGCGACCGACGCCGTCACCACGTTCGCCGGCTCGGTCGGCTCCAAGCTCAAGTCCGGCCTGTCGACCGCGACCACGGCCGTGGGCTCCTTCAGCATTGATGTCGGGCGCAAGCTCAAGTCGGGACTGTCGACGGCGTCGACGGCCGCGGGCTCGTTCGCCATCGACGTGGGCTCCAAGCTCCGCTCGGGCCTGTCGACCGCTTCAACGGCCGTGCAGTCGTTCGCCATCGACGTCGGGCGCAAGCTCAAGTCCGGTCTGTCGACCGCCTCGACGGCCGCGACGTCGTTCGGCTCGAAGGTCGGCACCGCCGTCTCCTCGGGCCTGTCACGGATGGGCTCCGCGCTCGCCACGGGCGCGCAGGCAGCAGCCAGTTACGGCAAGGCGATGCTGTCCGCCGGGCGCGCGGCCATCGTCTCCGGCGCCCAGGCCGCCGCCTCTGCTGCGAAGTTCATCGCGGTCAAGACGGCCTCGCTGGCGATCGCTGCGGCGACGAAGGTGTGGACGGCCGCTCAGTGGCTGCTCAACGTCGCCCTGAACGCCAACCCCATTGGTCTGCTGGTCATCGCGATCGCGGCCCTCGTCGCGATCATCGTCGTGATCGCGACCAAAACCACCTGGTTCCAGACCGCGTGGGCCGCCATGACGTCGGCCCTGTCGACAGCCTGGAACGCAACCTGGTCGGTCCTGAAGGCCGGATTCGACGCCTTGATGGTCGCCCTGACCGCCGTGGGAACGTTCTTCTCCACGACCCTGCCCGGATTCTTCACCGGCGCCTTCTCCGGGATCGTGTCAACGGTCGGCGGGTGGGTCTCCTCCATCGTCGGGTTCTTCACCTCGCTGTGGACGCAAGCGTCGTCGATCTTCATGACCGGCGTGAACGCTGTGGTCACCTTCTTCACCACGCTGGTCACCACCGTCGTTGGGACCGTATCGGGCTGGGTGTCCTCGGTCGTCGGGTTCTTCACCTCGCTGTGGTCGCAGGCGACCGCGATCGTGGGCGCCGGCGTCTCCGCCGTCGTCGGGTTCTTCGCCCAGCTCCCGGGCCGGGCGCTGTCCGCCGTGCAGTCGCTGCTCGGCTCGATCGGCTCGTTCTTCTCGAACCTGTGGTCCCGGGCCAAGTCGCTGACGTCGGCCGGAGTCTCGGCTGTCGTGTCGTTCTTCTCCGGCCTGCCGGGCAAGGCGATGTCCGCGATCCGCTCCCTGCTCGGCTCGATCGGCTCGTTCTTCTCCTCGGTCTGGAACTCGGCCAAGTCCAAGACGACGTCCGGCGTCGCCGCGATCGTCGCGTTCGTGCGCGGCGTCCCCGGCAAGATCGTCTCCGCCCTGGGAGATCTGGCCTCGAAGGTCGGCGCCGTCTTCCAGAAGGCGTGGGACGCCGCGAAGCGCATCGGAACCTCGGTGATCAACTTCGCCAAGGAACTGCCCGGCAAGGTCGTCTCCGCCATGGGCGACATCGGCTCCAAGATCGCCAACACGATCAAGTCGAAGGTGCCCGGACCGCTCAAGAAATTCCTGCCGTTCGCCAACGGCGGCATCGTCGACGGCCCCACGCCCGCGCTGATCGGCGAGGCCGGGCGCGAGGTTGTCGTGCCGCTCACGCGGCCCAAGCGCGCCCGCGAATTGCTCTACGCCTCCGGTGCCGCACGGCTGCTCCAGCAGGACCGTCAGCGCGGTGACAAGGGCTGGGACAAGGCCGCCGCGCAGGTGTCGTCGCCGCAGATCGGCACGGTGCAGATCATCACCCCGGCCCAGGACCCCGAAGCCGTCGCCCTCGCCGTCGCCGCTCGCATGGCGCGCGCCGCCTAGAAAGGACCCGAATCTGTGGCGTTCGCCGGATACCTCGACCTCGGCTCCGTGCCGCTGATCGACAACGAGCTGACCCATCGTCTCGCGACCGAGGCCGGGCTCGGCTCCGTGCTGCGGTGCGAGCCGTGCACGATCCCCGACGTGGCGTGGCGCAACCGGGCGCTGGAGTCGCCGCCGTGGTGGGACGACGCCGTCCCCGCATCCCGGGAGTTCCTGGGCCTGTCCGGGCTGGAGATGACCGGGCTCAACCGGCCCACCCGCTCGCGGGATGTGACCGCCCTGGCCCACGCCGGCGGTGCGCTCGGGCGGCTGCGCGCCGGACACCGCGAGATCGGCGTACGCGCCACTGCGCTCGCGACGTCGGATGCGGGCATGTCGTACGGCATGGGCTGGCTCGCCTGGGCCCTCGCCCACGTCGACCAAGAGCATGACGCGATGTCGTGCGGCTCCTGTGCCGGGTCGACGGCGCGCATCCTCGCCTACTGCCCCACCGACTCCGAGGACTGGACCGCCTGGCGCACCCTGTACGAGGTCGGCCTGCTCGACTGGGGCGAGGACCCCACCATGCGGCGCGGCGCCGCCTCGTGCACCGGCGGCAAAGTCGTCATCGGGGAAGTGACGTTCACGCTCGCCGCCGCCCGGCCGTGGATCCACGGTCCGCTGCTGCCGCTCGCCGACCACCTGGGCTTCTACACGCCCACCCGGTGGCCGTGCCAAGGCTGGGTGCCGCACGTCGACGGCGTCGAGGGCAACCCACTGGACTGCGAAATCAGCGTGCTGGACGAGTGCATCACGTGGATGCCCGCCTCCGAAGGGTTCTGCTTCACCGACTCCTGCAACCACACCCGCGCCAACGTCCTGGACCCGGTACAGACGACCGGGTCGGGCACCACGACCCTCGGCTACGCGCTGGCCGGAACGGGACCGGGAGTGCTCAAGGTCCGCGAGGGCCGCGTCGGAATCGAGAACGCGACGGCCGCCGACACCACCGTGCGCTACCAGCACCCCACCTCGCCGGGCTGGCCCGTACGCCCCGGGCATCTGATCACCTACAGCGCGGAGGTCGCCCAGGGCGCCCGGGTGCAGGCCCAACTGGTGTGGCTCAACTCCGAGGGGTCGCAAGTCTCCATCACCGGTGAAACCGACCCGACCACCGGCACCGTAGAGGGCAACGCGCCCGAGCTGGCCCGCTACGTCCGCCCCGAAATCGTCTTCCTCGACAAGCCCCCGGCCTGGCAGCTCATCGGCCCCGCCCAGCTCCTCGCCCTGCCGCCCGGCGTGCGGCCCGGCTCGGCCTGCGACCCCAACCCCTACTTCACCGCCCCCAAGCCCCCGCCGACGCTGCCCGTGCCCGGCAACCCCGCCACGTGCATCGCGACCCTCACCCCCGCCTACGCCACGTCGCACGTGCCCGGCGGCCTGGCCCCGACGCACTGCGAGATGGTGCCGTCCATCGTCGTGCACGCGGGCGCCAAGCCCGTGAAAAAGCTGTCGATCAAGATCTACCGCTCCACGACGGGCGGCTCCTGCGCCCCGGAAGACCTGGACGACTGCGACCTCGTCGCGACTGTCGGCGTGCCCTACCTCGGCGCAGGCACCGTGCTGTCCCTCGACGGCCGCGCCGGCTGCTTCACCAAGATCTGCGCCGACGGCAGCACCGAGGAAAACGTCAGCGTCTTCAACGGCAACGGCCGGCCGATCCGCGAGTTGCCGACGTTCAGCGCCGCCGAATCCTGGTGCGTGGTCGCCATCGCCGACCGGGGCGAGATCGTCGACCCCGAAGCCGTCACCGCCACGCTGTCCATCATGGCCACGCCCCGGTGGGAGGCCGCCTGATGACCCGCGCGCTGGGCTGCGCCCAGGAATACCTCGTCGTCCTGCACTACCGGGGCGGCCCTCAGGCCGGTATCGCCGCGATCGCCGAGCGGCCCGCGGTCATCAAGTGGCAACGCATCCTCGACGGCATCAGCGCCTGCACGATCACGCTCGCCAAGCCGCTGTGCGGCTCCATGGTCAAGGCACTGGACCCCACCATCGTGCAGAACCCCGAGTGGGGCTATGAGATCAGCATCTACCGCGACCAGGACACCGAACCGTCCTGGTGCGGCCCGCTGGTCACGTACACCGAGACGCGGACCACGATCACGCTCGGCGGGTTCGACCTGCTCGCGTGGCTGAAGATGCGGCCCATCCCCGTCGACTACCGCTACACCGGCGCCAGTTCACTGGACGCCTCCGAGCTGGCCGCATGGATCATGAACGAGGCCTATGCCCTCGACGACCCCTCGGCGCGCGCGAACATCCTCGTCACCCCCGCCGGCATCCCCGCATCCCGCCGGGGCCAGGCCTGGGGCGAAGTCGCCTGGGAAGCCATCAATGCCCTGGTGACTGCCCACATTGACCTGACGTGCATCGTGCGCACGATCCTGATCGGCCCCGAGCAACACAGCGTCCTGGGACGGGTCCTGCACCTGACCGAAGAGGACTTCGCCGACGGCGAGGGCCCCACCGTCGAACGCGACGGCTACACCGCCGCCACGATGTACACCGCGAAAGCCCAGGGCATTCAGGGCGTCGTGGCCGACCCGAACGCGGTGACCCCGACCGACTCGAACTGGGTCGACATCCACGCCATCCGCAAAGAGGGCGAGGACGGCACCCCGGAGTTCACGCAGACCGACCAGACACCGAACGCGGCCGAGGTCCAGGCCCAGACCCCGCCGAACGTCGCGACGGTCGGCGCGACCGAGGACGGATGGCGCGGCCTGCTCTGGCAGCTCCGCTCCATGCAGGGCACGCGCCTGATCGACGAAGTCACCCTCACCGCCCAGCGCGGCCTGCGCCGGGGCCGCCACCCGCACTACATGCGCATGTCCGCCTCCCAGCTCCACCCCAAAGCACCGGTGCCCATGGAAGACCTCATCCCCGGCGCCCGCGTGATGCTCCACCTCGACGACACATGGGTGCGCCCCCTGATGACCCCGATGCGGCTCACGAACGTGGACGTGACCTTCGACCAGAACGGCGAGCACGTCCAGATCGCCTGCGAGCCCGTCTCGATCAACGTCGAGGACCCCAGCGACGAGGACGAAAGCGGCCTGACCGACGACGACCAGGAGGACACCCGTGGCGCGCGCTGACAGCCTCGCCGGCACACCCGACCCCCTCGCTCTGCCCGAGCGGATCGCTCAACTCGAAACGCGGCTCTCGCAACTGGAGGGCGGCATTGGCGGCGGCTTCCTCCTGGCGCCGGACGCCGACGCGGACGGGCAGCTCAACGTCGAGACCAACGACGGGGCCAAGCTGCAAATCTTCCCGCCGCTGGTCACACCGCAGATGATCGCCGACATCTGGAAACAGATCACCCCCGAGACCGTCGAGTTCGACCTCAACCGAGGCACGGGCCAGGTGACCCGCGTCGGGAGCCGCGTCTGGTTCGTCGGCCAGGCCACCCCGATCAACGCCCGGGACTGGCACAACGGCAACAACGTGATCGGCGTCATCCCCGAGGAGTTCCGGCCCACCGAGTGGCAGACGTTCCCCTGCTCCAACGAGGCCGCCTACGACCACGCCCCCCGTACGACCCGCATGGACGTCAACATCGCCGGAGAGATCCGCTTCTACTCCATCCCCGCCTCCATGGTCGACCCGCACCGCGTGCAGGTGACCATCGACGCGTGGACCGATCAGAACCAGGGCCACCAGCACGGCACTACCTCCGGCGGCGGCGGAACGTCCGGCAACCAGAACCAGAACCACACACACGTCACCGACGGCAAGACGTCGTCCGGGGCGAACGTCGGGCACAACCACTCCACCCCCAACCACACGCACAGCACGCCGACGGCCGGTGTCCACTCCCACCACATCGAGGACTACAAGACGCCGCACACCTACGACCAAGGCGCCACACTCGTGCCGAACTACGCGAAGTACCCCAACTGGGTTCAGTGCCTGGGTACCTGGACGATCGCGCAGCCCGAAGAGGGCACCGAGGGCGACGGGGGCGTGATCTGATGCGCGGCTGCATCACCGACGACTTCACCCTCTCCGGCGGCCGGATCCTCGGAATCCGCGGGCCGATCCCCGGCATCCGCAAGGCAGCCGAGTCCGGGCTGTTCCGCGACGACTTCGCCGGCCTGAAGCGCGGATACGACCCCAGCGGCGCAATGACGGAGCTCCAAGCCGTCATCGACGAGGGCACCAACGCACCCCCGACGCTGAACGCGGGACAGCTGTGGAAGCTGCCCATGCCCGTCGTGCGGGCGACCCAGCCCGCCCCGTCGCTGCCGTGGGCCGTAGTGGGGTTCTGGTCGCTGTCCTGGGGCGCGCAGTTGCCCGCAAACGTGCGGGGCACGGCAACGATGTACGCCGAACCGACGGCGGGCCAGGAGAGCCCGCCTCGGCTGCGTCCCGTGTCGCGCTGGACCGTCAGCGGTCTGACCGCGCGCATGTACTGGGCCAACGCCCTGACCTGGCCCGTCGCCCAGACGATGAACGCCGACGAGGCCTCCGCCTCGCTGTACCTGAACGCGCACGTGGCCAACGACACCCTGTCCCTGTGGGGCCTTGAGCACTTCCGCCTGGCCTTCAACGGGTTCGTGGTCCCCCTCGACGACGACATCAAGCGTGCGCGGACCATCGCCGAAGCACTCGCCGCAGCGACCGGCGACACCATCCAGGCCGCGCTCGACGCGGCGAGTGCGACCACCGTGCGCGCGGTGGTCGATGAATGGAGCACCCCGTGAAGGAAACCCCGAAGTACCAGCTGCCGTACCTGACCGGGGACGACACCAAAGACGACTGGGTCGCCTACTGGAAGCTGCTGGCCGACAAGCTCGAAGCGGTCATCTCCGCGAACGCCGGGGGAGGCGGCGGAGCCTCGCAGCCGCTGGCCACGGCGAAGTTCCTGGAGACCGTGGCACCGAACAACTGGAGCACCCGCGCCGCTCTCTCGCCCGTCCTGGTCAACGAGGGATACAGCGTCAACGCCACCGGCATCATCGTGGCCAACCCCGGCGTGTACTGGTGCGAGGCGTACGCCCGCATGAACCGCGTGACCAACGTCGCCACGCGCCTGGGGGTGGGCCTGACCACGAAGGCGACCGGCACCCCCAGTGACAGCGACCCCATGAACTACTGGGGCGAGTTCCCCGTCACCGGCGGCGGCAACTACGCGGTGTCGACGATGGGGCCGGTCGTGCTCGCCGCGAACGCCGGCGTCTATGTGATGGTCCGCAACAGCGTGGACAGCGACGTGAAGTGCACCGGCGGCGGCGTGCGGGTGACGCGACTGGGGGACGCTCTCTGATGGCGGAACCCATCGTCACCGACCCGTGCCTGTCCCCGATGCTGGGCGTGGGCACAGAGAACGAACTCGACGTCAGGATCGGCACCTCGACGCCGCCGCCGGTGTGGCCGGCCCAGCGCGGCGTCTACAAGGACCCGCGCCTGGGCCTGTGGGCCGACCCCTCGCCGACGTTCCGCGCCGACCGCAAAACGGGCACCACCGCTTCGTTCCGGCTGGAGCCGAAAAAGACGGTGAACTTCGGCGACGTCACCCTCGACATCGAACCGTCCCCGGTCCACACACTCCTCGTCTCCGGCATCTTCTGGGCCCGCATGCGTGCCGAGCGCGACGGCAACACCCCAGACGCCACGGGGCAGTTGCGTCCCCGGATCGCAGTGCAGGCCGCAGACGCCATGGTCGCCGGCTCCCTGGATCAGGTCATCGCCGCGGGTACCGGCCTGAGCCCACAGTGGGAGGCCGAGATGACACTCACCTGGCGCGTGCTGCTGCCCCCGCTCGTGCGGCGCCCGGTGCTCGGCAAGATCCGCTGTGACTCGACCATGGCCGCCGCCTGGACGCTGCTCGACGTGGACCGCCTGCTGACCGCGACCGCCGTCACGATCTCCCCGACCGCCTGAAAGGCCCCGTTCACCATGGCCGATGAGGTCTCCTACAACCCGACGCAGTTCCAGACCACCGACGCCGGCGATCTGGCTCTCAAGGCCGTCGAACGCGCCTGGCCGTACACCGGCGTCAGCCTGTCGCAGGGCAACGGCCTGAAGTTCGACGCCCAGGGCCTGTTCGTCGACGTGCCCCCGAAGGTGTCGTGTCTGGACGAAGTGTGGAACGCCGCCGACGGGTCGGGGGACATCACCATCACCGACCAGTCCACTGCCCCGTTGCCCATCCCGGCCGTCACCGCGCCGCGCGCGGTGGAGCGCGTTACGGCCGCCTTCGGCGGCTGGGAGGTCACCTGTTGGTACCGGCTCGATCCGGCCGCGACCGACACCGGATACGTCACGCTCGCCCTGTCGGCGGACGGACGCATGACCAGCGACGTCCTGGCGTCGTCGGGGACGCTGCGCGGCCCCACCGGCATGCTCGCCGCGTTCGTGCCCGTGGACGGCTCCCTGGGCGTCGGTGAGACGTTCACGACGGCGCCCACGGCGATCGTCGGCAACCACACGGGCGGTGCGATCACCGTCGACTATCGGGCGCGCATGGCCGCCTATCTCCTCGAAGGAGTCAGTGCTGATGCCTGATCTGAATTGCTACGGCAAGTCCCTCAAGACGGTCGACGGCGTCCTCGAAGTCAAGGGGCCCACCGACGCCGCGTGGCCGCTCAAGCGCCCGCAGACCGAGGCCAACGGCATCCACGTGGACGACGCCGGCGGCATCTGGTCGCACGACTACCAGGTGCGCGCGCTGCGACCGGCGAAGTCGGCGCCGGACGACGAGCTGTACACGATCACCAACCCCTCGGTGGTGGGCTCCAATCGCAACTGGCTGGGCCCGAACTTCAAGTGGACCGTGAAGAACGACAACATGGCCTCTGACCTGGTCGTGCACGGCTCCTGCATGATGTGGGGCGTCGCCCGCGGCTTCCAGCGCGATACGTGGGTGGAGCCGCTGATGTGGGTCGACGACTCGCCGCCGCCCGCGCAGGGCTGGCAGTGGCCGCGCGTCGGCGGGCAGCGCGCCACGTTCAACTTCGCCGTCTTCTTCAATGGCACGTTCCCGTACACCTTCACCGTGCCGCCGGGGCAGTCCGTCGACCTGCACCGCGCCATCGGCATGTGGGTGGAGACCGCCAAGGACTGGCGGCCCGGCGCGAACTCGTTCGTCGACCTCACGATCCGCACCCGGGCGATCGGCTACCTGACGCAGCCGGCGCCCACCGGCCCCACCCCGTCTACCAACTCCATCAAGGGGGCCTGACGGTGGCCAGGAACGCCACGATCTGCACGGGCCCGGAGTTCGGCGTCGACAACACCGGCACCCTGCGCATCCGTCAGCCGCGCGACGCGGCCTGGCCGTATGAGATCCCCATCAGCCAGGGCAACGGCCTCTTCCAGGACGAGCAACAGGGCCTGTGGGTGCCACCGCAGGACAAGAACACCATCCGCCGCGACCCCGACAACTACCAAAAGGCCAACGTCACGGCCGTGCCCGTCGCCCCGCAGGACCAGGTGTTCTACCGGTTCGACGACATCACGGTCACCAACAACGCCGCCGGCCGCATGCGCGTCCACCTGATGCTCCACGCGCGTACCTACATCACGATGTCGGACAACACGACGAACAAGAGCGTCGGCGCGATCGACTTCAAGACCTGGTACGACACCGACCCCGAGCCCTCGGCGTGGGAGGAGTACGCCACCGCCTACTCCGGATCGTTCACCTGGCGCGAAACATTCGTGGTCGACGCCTCGACGTGGGCCGAACCCGGGCAGACCCGCACCGTGCACGCCTCGATCCGCTACCGCAACGCCGAAGGCTCCGTCACACACCGGGTGCAGTCGATGGAGATGAAGCCCGTCGGCTTTACCTTCGTGCCGTTCCCCAGCGAAACGGGGCTGCGCTGATGGCCCTGACGCAGATCTGCGCCTCTCCGACGTTCCAGCTCGACGCCCGCGGCGACCTTCGCATCCGCAGCCCCCGTCCGGGGGACTGGCCGTACGAGGATGAGCCGGCCAACTCCAACGCCCTGTCCCTCGACAACGGCCTGGGCCTATGGGTGCCGATCCAGTACGGCACGGTCGTCACCGGCCCCGTGGAGCGGCGCGCACAGGAGCAGACGGTGTACCCCGGACAGCCCGTGGAGGCCCGCTTCAAGCAGGTCACCGTGTCGAACCCGACCGTCACGCCGCTACGCCTGGAACTGTCGCTGCTGTTCAAGACGTACGTGTACCTGTACACCGGCGTCGGATCGATCGAGGCCAAGACGTGGCTGAGCGGCGAGACCGAGCCGGGGTGGGACGAGCAGGCGACCACCTTCAGCGGCGGCTTCACGTGGATGCACCCGTTCGTGCTGGACGCCTCGGCGTGGATCGAGCCCGGCGAGAGCGTCACCGTCAACGCCGCGTGCCGCTACCGGATCGCGGAGAAGGCGGACAAGCACATCGTGCGGTGGATGGAGATGCATCCGGTCGGCTTCACGTTCCCCGCCTATCCGCTCCAGGGCCAGTCCGATCACCGCGAGACGCCGCCCGAGCCGGACTACGACATCTGGATCCAGGACGAGGGCGCCGTGCCGGGCCGCGACGTCAGTGACGCCGTGGCGAAGGAGAACACCCGGGCGTTCCAGTCAGCCATCGACAAGATCAGCGCCCAGGGAGTGGGCCGCGTGCGGGTGCCGGACGGCGTCTTTGAGTTTGGCGATGCACCGGACGGCGACCGCATCCGCATGATCCAGGTCAAGGACGGCGTGGAGATCCTGATGACGCCGGACACCACGGTCGTAAAGAAGGGTCGCGGGAAGTTCTTCGCCAACTTCGATACCGCCGACTCCTCGACCGGCTACGACGGCATTTCGAACTGGACCATCGACGGCTCGGGCGGCATCGTCGACATGAACGGCGAGTGGGTCCGCGACACCATCAACGACGGCTCCCAGTGCTTCAGCTTCTCCCACGCCACCAACGCCACCATCCGCAACCTGACGATCCTGCACCAGTACCACAACCACGCCGTCGACTGCGGCGGCAACGACACCGTCCTGATCGACAACGTGCGCTTCGAGGGCTGGGTGCCGCGCCTGCTGACGAAGTCCGGCGACTTCGCCGGCTGCGCGTGGGGCTGGCAGGGCTGGCCGTACCTGGAGGCCTGCCAGGTCGACAAGCCCTCGGCGGAGTCCGGCGGCGGCGGCGCGGCCGACGGGGTGCCGACGCAGAACATGACGATCACCGGCTGCTGGATGGGCCCGTCGGACTACTACGGCTGCTATCCGACGTTCGCCGGCGCCCACGCGGCATGGAAGTCCACGTCCACCGGCCCGTACAAGAACATCGTGATCACCGGGAACACGGTGGCCGACTACATGGGCGCGGCCGTCGTCGTCATGGGCTTCGACGGCTGCGAGATCACCGACAACACGTTCACTTCACGCCACGACCACGCGCCGTACGGGCGCATCGACCACGGCACCAAGGGCTGCATCCTCGTGCAGTCGCAGGCCAACGCGTGGCCGAACACCAACATCGTGATCTCAGGAAACCGCACCCACGACACCGGCGCCCCCGGCTCGCCGTTCTCGGCCATCGGCGTCAATGAGCAGTGGGATGCCTACGACAAGGACGACAACCCCACCCCGATCGCCCTGGACCCGGCAGGGACCAGCGGCGTGACCATCACCAACAACCGCCTCGGCACGCACGTGGGAGCGCACGTGATCTCCTCCGCGCTCGCGCCGAAGGTCGTCATCGACGGCAACCGCTGGAGCGATCCGACGCTGACCGGGGAGCCGCTGGTCTCCGACGACATGACGAACGTGACCGACAACAACGGCGAGGACAACGACGGCGGCGATCCTGCGGACCGTTGACCGTCTCCGCGCAGGCCCGCCGCGCCCCACACGGGTTGGGGGGAACCTCTGTCTCTAGGTTTCAGAGACAGACGGGACGCGGCGGGAGCTTCAGGGGTGCGTCGAGCCGAGCACAACCAGCGGCACGACCACCGCGACGCAGACCAGGAACACACCGACGAGGAACAGGCGCTGCCTCATCACGCCGGGCCGATCACAGCTCGTCGGGCAGCGGCAGATGCCAGCGTGGCCCGTCGGTGTGCCGGTAGTACACGGTCTGCTCGGTCGGTGTGACGGTGACGTGGAAGTCCTCGCGCGCCAGCGGCCCGGTCGGCAGCAGCCCCACTGTCTGCTCGACGATGTCCCACAGGCGCCGGGGCCCGGCCTGGCGCACCCCTTCGGTGCCGTGTGCCACCGCGATGGAGCCGTCCGGGGTCCAGATGCCGACGGCGGCCACCAGCCCTTCATCGTCCTTCCACGAACAGGTCGTGTGCCCCGGCAGGATGAGCGAGAGCGCGAACTTCAGCCGGTCCAGCACGTCGTCGCCGTGCACCGCCGACGGCGCGGCCGGAGCCGCGTACACGGCGTCGAAGTCGGGCGGAGCTGTCGGCGCGCGCAGGCCCATGAAGTAGGCGGGCGTCGGCAGGAACCGCCCCGCGGCGAACCCGGGGCCATTGCGCACCAGGCGCACCAGGCCGTAGCCGAGCGGGGCCACGATGACGGCGCCCTCCACGCTCTGCTCGATGAGCGCTGAGGGAACGTAGGTGAGCTGCACTGTGGCGATGATCCGGTCGTACGGAGCGCGGCGTGCGTAGCCCTGGCGCCCGTCGCCGGCGATGACCGTGGGGCGCTGCCCGGTCTGCTCCAGACGGTGCACGGCAGCCTGCACCAGTTCGGCGTCGGGCTCGATGCTGGTCACGTTCTTGTCGCCGAGCCGGTCGCAGAGCAGCGCGAGGTTGTAGCCGGTCCCGGTCCCCAGTTCCAGCACGTGGTGCCCGTCCTGGACGTCGAGTGCTTCCAGCATGGCGAGCATGACGGACGGCTGGCTCGACGAGCTGGTGGGCACACCGTGCTCGTCGAGTTGTGTCGTCAGTGCGTCGTCGGAGTAGACCCACTCCAAGTAGCCGTCTGCTCCCCACTGCACGGGCCGCCACGTTCCGTCGGGTTTCTGCTCCTCGAAGCGGGCGACGAACACGTGCCGGGGCACTCGGGCGAACGCCTTGTGCCACGGCGAGGTGCCATCGGGGACCAGCGCATCGGCGAAGGCGCCACGCTGGTTGATCACGTCTTCCGTCTCCGGCCAGTTCATCAGGTCGCTCCTTGCAGGTAGTCGGCGTGCGCGGCAGCGATCGGCAGCCCGGTGCGGTTTTCCACCCAGCCCCAGGTACCGGCCGGATTGTTCTCGAAGAACACCCACTCGCCGGCCGGGGTGACGGCAAAGTCGAAGCTGCCGAAGACGATGCCGTAGGACGCCAGAAAGCGGCGCACAGCTGTGGCGATGTGCTCGGGCACCTCGCACGTGTCGTAGGTGATGTGCTCGTAGTCCGTGCGCCAGTCGATTCCGGCCTTGGCGGACGTGGTGTCGAGCCGGCCGCCGAAGATGCGGTCGCCGACTGCGACCAGACGCACCTCGTAGGCCTTGTCGATGCGCTCCTGGAAGTAGTGCGCCGTCGTGCGGATCGTGTCGTCGAACGCCGCTGGGTCCACGATGTGGGTCGCCACCATCAGGTCGCGGCCCTCACCGACGGGCAGCCGGCCGCCCAGGATCGGTTTGCAGATCAGCGGCCCGTCGATGTCCTTGGCGAACGCGCGCGCCGCGTCCGGATCGTTGGTGAGGATGCTGCGCGGCACCCGCAGGCCCGCGCGGACGGCTGCGACGAGCTGCTGGGGCTTGTGCGCGGCGATCCGGTCGTAGTGCGGGTTGTTGATCCACGGCACCGGCAGCGCCGCGAGGAGATTGAGCATCGCCGCATCAGCCTGGTTCTGCGCCCAGGTGTTGTACGGCTCGGGCACCGCGTCGTCGATGAGCGGGCGTCCGGGCCGCCTCCAGTACACGGCCCGGACGTCCTTCAGCCACGCCGTCCGGCGCCCGTCGTCCAGCACTCCCGCCCAGCCCACATCCGAGGCCGCGTGAGCGGCTGACAGGGTGAGGTGCTGGGGGAAGTCGGCGACGTCGAAGCGTATGACCGGCACGTCACGCTGGTTCAGCTGGTCCACGACCATGTCGGCCGCAGCGTCGAGCTGTTCAGCGACGACGAGTACCGGGCGGGTGGCCCCGGTCATGACGCGGAGGCGTAGTACGGGTCCTGGACGTCGTCGCCCTTGCCGTCCTGGTTCGTGTCCGTCGTCGAGGCGGCCTGCGGCATGGTGTGCCACGGCGTGCCGTCGGGCTGCTCGTTGAGCTGGCGCTCCGGGTTCCAGGCCACACCGTCGATGGACGTCGAGACCAAGCACGGCGGCGCGGCGCCCTGGGCGGCGAACGGGATCGTTGCAGTCGTCATGATTCCTCCGTGGGGAGTAGGAGTGGGTGCAGGGCCCGCTGCCCCGGTGCCGAATGCCGTTCGGGATCATGCCGGGGCAGCGGGGGACTAGGGGCAGTGCGAGGGACGCTCGACGCAAGCCCGCCAGGAGCGGCAGAGCCCCGGAACGGGCGGGCTACTACCGCCACTCACGTCAGCGTCTCCAGTTCGGCCAGCTCGGCCCGGACGATGTCCTTGGCGCTCTCGCCGTAGACCGCGGATTGCTCCAGCAGACCGAACGCACTGTCATAGCGGCGTATGCGCCGTTCATCGGTGATGGTCTCGGCGGCCCCGTAGGGCTCGATCTCGACACGCTTACCGTCGAAAATGGCGAAGGAGTCACTGGGATAGATGTGCAGCCTGGCTCGGCTGGGAATGATGCCGAGCTTCACGCCGGGAAGGTCGAACGCGTCCAGAACGTGCTGGAGCTGGCCCTTCATGACCTCGTGGCCGCCGATGTTGGTCCTGAGGGCCTGTTCGCCGAGAAGCGTGTGGAAGATCCGGCCGTCGACGCCGAACAGCGCTGCTCGTGCAGTGCGCGCTCGGACGCCGGCCTCGACGTCGTCAGGAGTCTTCAGGTACTTCATGACGAGCGTGAGCATGGCCCGCGCATAGTCGGCAGTCTGGATCATGCCCCAGATCACGTCAGGGCAGAACTTACGGGTCTCCCGGGCCTGCTTGACCACTTCCAAGAAGGCCTCCTGGGTCGGCCCCAGACCTTCTTGGTGCAGCTGATCCCAGGACTTCGTATCGTGCGTCACGCTGGCTCCTCGATGCGAATTAGAGGCTGTGGACCAAGGCGATAGTGAACGCGCTGACGCTGGCGACTGCCAGACTCGTCGTGATGATCGCCTCGACGATGCGCTCTCGCGTTTTCAAGAGGTGCCGCCGTCGAGCACCGGCCCGGCTTCAGAGCCCTGGGGCCGCCTGCTGAGGACATCTGCCAGCATCCCGGCCGCCCGAGCGAGATTGCGCACGTGCTGATGAAGTCGGAACGCCGAATCGTTCGAGGTCGGACGACAGGGGTGATCCACGAGCCGGTAGGCCACCCGAAAGGCCGTGGTCGTCTCCGGCGAGGGATCGGGGTAGTCCTCGCGCAGCAGCCGCCGCAAGGTCTCGGAGAGCACCTCGGAGTGTCGGTAAAACTGCGTCCGCGTACAGGAGTTCAGCGGCAGGCTCTCCGCTCGGCGCACGGCTTCCCGCACCACGAAGAAGTCGATCGGCTCCTCCGGCGTTGGTCGGGCACTCACACCATCTGGTCTGCTCTCCACTTCAATCACCGCGTGCTCCCACTGTCGATCACTTCCGGCTTGTTCTGTCACATAGGTAATCGCTCAATGACTCACCGCGGGTACCGTGAAGAGGAGGTGGTCGCGTAAACGCCGTAAAAGCTGTCGGAGCTGTCGGGAGATACGCCATGTCGTCCAGCCCGCGTACGCCAAATAGCAAGCTGTCCGCGCTACTTGACCAGGCAGAATGCCAGCGCCAGGAACTTGCGCGCGCCGTAAATCGGATAGGACAGATGGCAGGGATGCCGCTGAACTACTCCGGGAACACCGTCTCCATGTGGCTGCGAGGACACCAGCCAAAATCCCAGGTCAAGCCCCTGGTGCTCGCAGCCCTAGCGGAAAAATGCGGCCGCCCGATCACGCACGAAGAGGCCGGCTTCACCGCTCCTGTGAACGCCGAGGGCGAGCAAGACCTCGACACTGTCGAGAGGTTGCTCGTTCTCGGAAGGGCCGACATGGAACCATCCCGTCGCGGCGTCCTGGCCGCAGGCGTTTTCACCGCAGCACTGGCAGTCCCGGTGTTCGGCAGTGCTCCCGCGCACGCCGACGAACCAGTCATGGCAGGCAAGGCCACCACACGCGTAGGCGCCTCCCAGGTCGCAAGCGTGCGGCGCACCACCGGCCGGATCGCCGACATCCTCGACGAAGACGGCGCCGGCCACGCGCGCCCTATGGCCGCGACCTACCTCGTGAACACCGTCGCTCCCTGGCTGCGCGCCCAGGCCAGTAGCCAGGTCTCCTCGGACATGAAGGCAGCCGCGAGCGACCTGACCTACCTGACCGGCTGGATGGCCATGTACGAGAAAGACCACGCCGCCGCACAGCGCTGGTACACCGAAGCGCTCCACCTCGCCGACGAGGCCGGCGACCACGTGACGTACTGCCGCACGCTGCGCGGGATGTCCCTGCAAATGACCAGCCTGCGCTACGGCGCCGAAGGGCTCCAGCTCGCTGACGCTGCTGCCGAAGCGGCGCCATCGGCTGGCCCGCGCCTGGTGGCCTTCCTGCGCGGGCAACAGGCCCACGCAGCATCCATGGTCAGGGACAAGCGCCAGGCCCACAATCGCTTGCGCGAAGCAGAAGATGCCCTGTCCAAGGCCGACAACCGGCGTGATGCGGTCGGCGGATACGACCGCACCGCCTGGCTGTTTCATCTCTCGCACGTACTGCTGGAGGAAAACGACCTGCCCGGCTCCATCAAGGCGTTGCAGGACTCCATCGCCGTGCAGCCGGAGCAGGAACGCCAGGGCCGCGTGCACTCCTACGCGCTGCTAGCGCAACGGCAGTTGCAGATCGGGCACGTGGACGCCTCGGCGGCGTCCTGGGGCCGCTTCCTGGACGAATACGAGCAAGTGTCGTCAGCGCGCGGGGACGATCATTTCGAGACGATGCGCAAGGAGATGCGCCCGCACCAACGTTCCTACCACGTGCGAGAGTTGGCGGAACGAGCGCGAGAGGTCGCGGCCTTCAAGGCGTAGACGCAAATGTCCCCCGGAGGAAGCTGTCGGCAAACCCCCGGGGGACGTGTTCAGCGTAGCGCCCTGTGGGGCGACAGTCAGCTCGCCGGCGGGCTGGTGCGCTGGACGTCGGCGACCTTGACGGACGTGATGTCGCTGATCTTGCCGTTGTCTATCTCGACGTCCATCGGCGCGGCCGTGCCGGTGTTCGTCTTGCCCGCCCCGAGCTTGTCGGCCGTGACGCCGGTTGAGCCCAGGGTGTCGCCGTCCTTGTCGAGGAATTCCAGGCCTACGAAGTAGTCGGCTGCGCCCTTGCCGTGGTTGGTGATCGCGTAGTGGACCACGTACGCCTTGTCTCCGCCGAACTCCTTGCCGGTGTAGAGGTCGTCGTGAGCGAACCCGGACTTCGTGATCTTGACGTCCTCGTTCTCGTCCGCCTTCGGCGTGGCCTTCGGCTTTGTCTCCTTCTCGGCGGCCGGGGTCGCGCTTGTCTTGGTCTCGGCAGTGTCGTCGCTGCTGGAGGAGCAGGCGACGGCGGCGAACGCGACGGCGCCGGTGAGGACGGTCCCGGCGGCGGCACGGGTGAAGCGGCGTCGGGCAGCAGACATTGGAGACCCTTTCCGGGGTGAATGTGGGGGGATCTGCCGAATGAGGCAGCTCCATCACATTACGTGCTCTTTACATGGATTGCAGTGGACGAAAGTCCTGTGTGCCACCCCACACCCGCAACCAGCTACGGTGACGCCGCGTCCCGGCGGTCCGGGAACGCGAAAGCCGGGCCCCGCTTCACCTGTCCCGGGGCCCGGCTTTCTCGCTGGTCAGACGCCTTACAGGGCGCGTGCTGACCACAGGTTGAACGCGGTAGAGCGTTGCCCGTCGGGCTGCCGTTCGTTCAGCAGCGTCAGCAGCAGATCGAAGCCCTCGCGCACCGACACCTCGTTCTCGGCCGCGTACTCCCGCAGCACCTCCCGAAACAGTGCGTACTGGCCCGAGGAGCCGTCGTCGGCCTCGCCCCTGTCGGCGCGCGCGATGACGGCGCCCTCGATCACCTTCGGCTCCGCCAGCGCGGTCCGTGCGTGCTCGCGCAGGTCGACGGCGTCGGGAATCTGCTTGGGCAGTGCCCTGACAACACGGTGGAGCGCCGCCTGTGTGGGACGCTCGCCGGCGTCCTGGAAGCCGCTCAGCAGCTCGCGTACGCCCTCGGGGCCGCGCACCTTGTGCAGCGACACCAGCTCGCGCGCCGGGCCCTCGTCCATCAGCCCCAGGCCCGCGCTCGCCTTGAGCACCGGCGCGGCAGCGATCATCCGGTTGGCGTGCGCGTCGGAGAGCCCCCAGCGTGCGGGGCAGTATTCCTCCCACGTCAGCCCGAAGCGGCGGTGCCAGCCCTTGGCCTTGATCTCGGCGAACGCCTCGCCGGCGTCGATGACGGCCTTGCCGAACGCGATGATGCGCTGCTCTGCGGACTGGAGCCCCGTGCCGTCGGTGAAGTCGTCCCACTCGGCCGACTCGTCGATAGCCAGCGTGTTGGGTTTGATGCCGCCGAGCTTGCCCCGCGACTGCTCGCCCAGGGCCAGGGCCTGCGCCATTCCGCCGGCGTTGCTCTTAGTTGCCACGTACGGCCTCCGCCAGGACCAGGTCAGCGGCGAGCGCCATCGGCTCGCCCTCGCCGATCGTGATGGGCTTGCCGAACGACTGCCCGTACCCGTCGCGGCCGTCGGAGTTCGGCAACATCGTCTGAAGGACGTTGTAGCCCGCCTCGCGCAGGACGCCCGCGGACTCCTTCGGCGAGGCCGCCGAGGCGTTCGTGCGGCTGAGGATGACGACCAGGGGCGGCACGCGCATGCCCATGTCGGTCATCGACTGGAACGAGGAGCGCACCGAGGCCGCGCGCTGGAGCTCCATGCCGGTCGGCTGGATCATCAGCACCGCGAGGTGCGAGACGGCGAGCGCGGCCATGTGGGCGCCCCCGATACGCGCGCGCCAGGCGTCGGTGTCGATGCCGAGGATGCCGCCCTTGGGGGTGCAGCCGACGGCCATGTTCGCCAGCGTCATCGGGTCGCGGTGGGCGACGATGTTCGCCGCGCCGATCGGCGCGATGGAGTCCCACGCGGACAGGCTTCCGTCCTCGTCCTCGCCGGGCTCGTCGGTGTCGATGCCGGCGACCGCAAAGCCCTGGTCGCTCCAGCGCTTGAGCATGTGCGCGGCGGTGGTCGTCTTGGCTGATCCGCCCTTGCCGACGAAGCAGATCCGTACGCCGGTGCCGGGGACGGCCGGGAGTGTGAGGTGGCTGGTCATGCCCGGCAAGGTAGGGGCGTGCGCGCGCGGGGGGCCGACGTGGGGCCGCCGCCCGAGTCGGCGCTATGCTGATCCGTTTTGCCCGCGCACCAGCCGAAGTATAATAACCGCAGGTCAGAGCGGTGTGGGGGTGTAAAGACTGGGCATTCCTTCCAGCCGTAGCGGCTGGAAGGAATGCTCCCCCGAATACCTACAGGCCCTCGGGCGTCTCGCGCGGATCGAGGTCGAGGTGGGTACAGATCGCCTTGAGCATCGTGTGAATCTCGCGGGTCATGATCTGTTGCGCGCGCACGGCTTCGATCACCACGGCGAGGTGATCACCTCGGACCGGTCGGAACTTCGCGAGATCGTAGCTGGGGAACTGCTTGGCGTGCTCGGCGGCCTCGGCCGTCTTGGCGACGGCGTCGGCCAGCTCCGCATCCGAGGGGCGGCGCAGGCTCATGCCGCCTCATTCTCCGCCTGCTTCAGGCGCGGGTCGCCCACGTACGGGATCATGGACTGCACAATGCGCTGATCAGCGTGGATGTCCTTGTAGTACAGCGACAGACCGAACGCGTCGCCCAGGTTGACCGCGCAGCGCTTCAAGGCGCCGGACAACGCGGACTTGAGGGCGTTGTCGTGCGCGTCGTTGTACTTCACCTGGTTCGTCTTGGCGTCGAACGCCGCGTCGTCGAACGTCGCGATGACGTGGCCGCACGGGGCCTTGATGCTGAGGCGGGCCTGGGCGCGGTAGGCGACGTTGAAGCGCTGTTTGCCGTCCTCGTCCTTGAAGTTGACGTCGAGGGTGTTGATCAGCTCCAGCGTTTCGATGGACCAACCGCCCACGGCGAACACGCGATTGAGCCAGACGCGAATGTCGAAGACCTTCACGTACTTGAAGCCGCCCGGGTCGAACTGGACGCGGTTCCAGTCGAGGGGCTTGAGCAGGTATTCGACCTGCAAGGGGGAGAGCTGGCAGACGTGGTCGTCGGGGGCGTCGGCCTCCTCGCTAGTCTTGAGGTGGTGCAGGTTGGTTCGCTCCACGGGGCGGTCCTTTCTGTGCTCCGAGAGCGTGTCGCGGTCTGATCTGGCTGGTCTGTCGCGACACGCTTTCGTCATCTATTACGATACAAGGCCCCGGCGTGGATGTCGGGCTCTCGCCCGGTGGGGTCCGTTACTCGTTATTGCGGCTGGAACGCCGCAACGGCTTCTTCGTCTCGGGGTCCATCCGTTCGGTGCGGATCGCCCACTCGTCGATGGTGTCCTGGCGCCAGTACGTGTATCCGCTCTCGCGCAGATCCTCGACGGGGATGTCCTGCGCGTAGCCGCGCGCATTCCGGCGCCGCACCCACGTGTCCACGGTGTTCTCGGTGACGCCGAGTCGGTCGGCCACCTGCGGATTGGACAGCAGCGGCATACCGTCGGTGTCACGTTTGACGACGTCAGAACCGGTCGGGTGCGGGTTGCGGCGGTGCACGCCCCGGCCGGTGACGCGGATGTTGCCGTCCTCGTCGATCCGCCGTTTGCGCAGCGCCCCCAGGTACACCCTGCGCGGGGTGTAGAGAGTGCGCTGTCCGTCCTTGACGACCGGTCCGAGGTCGCCGGCCTTTGTCCACGCGTACACCGTGGACAGGGCGAGGCCGGTGCGCTCGCGCACCTCGTCGGTCGTCATCGGCTCGGTGGTTTCCCACCACCGGCCGGCGTCGGTGTTCATGATCCATAGCTCCGTCGAATTGACCTGGCTGGTTTCTTCGACGATACAGCTACAGCGGGCGAGGACCGTGTTACCCATCAGGGCCGCCGTTTTCCGGCCGGTGTGCGGCGCAGTAGTAGGCCCGCCCCTGCTGGGTCCCACGCCAGCACCATCCGGCCTCGCGGAGGGCGGCAAGAACGCGGGGCCACATCAGCGCCGTGGGCGCCTCGAACAGTGCCCCGCACACGACGCAGACCAGGTGCAACGGCCGGGCCCCTGAGCGGCGGCTCACGAAGCCGTACGGCGCAGCAGGGCGAGATCCATGCAGCCGCACAGCAGGGCATCGCACGGCAGGCGCAGATCCTCGGTCATCGGCCCGTGATGACGGTGGTAGGTGTGCCCGCACTCGCAGTACGCCGCCCCGCCCGCCTCGGCCACACGGCGGTCGGCCTCGGCCCACGCCGTCAGGAACCCGGCCTCGCGGCTGGCTTTGGCCGCCTCGGCGCGCAGCGCGCCGGGGGTCAGGCGCTGCTCCATGTCGAAGGTGTCGATCTCGGCGAGCGTGTCGGCGAGGATCGGCGACTGTTCGGCGAGCAGCGCCAGGCGCCGCAGCGCGCCCGCCTGACGGTTGGCGTCGGTGGCGCGCTCGGCGTTCGTGGGGTGGTCGGTCATCGCTTCAGCTCCGGGTGAAGACGGTCGAGGGAGGCGACCGTAGACAGGATCTCGGACACGTTTCGCAGGCTACGGACGTCCACTGACAAAGCGGTCTGCTCGTCGAGGCCGGCGATGTGCTCGGCGAGGTCGCGCGCGGTCTCCGGGAAGGAGCAGGGGACGCGCACGGGGCGCTGGTCGGCGTCGCGGTACCAGGTCAGTTCCCAGTTCCAGGCTTCGGCGTGGATCAGGATACGGCCGTGGCGGGTGTCCGTCTCGTAGGCGGCGAACGGCTCGGGCTGTATCTCGGTCCAGGTGATGGGGGGCAGCATCGTGGGGGTTCCTTGTCAGTGCTTGGTGTGCTGAACGCAGCGGGGGAAGTCGCCGGCGGGGTGGGTCTCGATGGCGACGGCGGGCAGCCCGCAGGGGCGGAAGCCGTACATCCTCCGACGGCGGTTGGTTGTCCATCGCCAGGTGCTGTTGCACGTCTGGTCGGCGGTGGCGGGCCGGACCTCTTCGCTGCTGTTCATGTTTATTGCGAGACATGGTGGGGGCGGGTTTGTCGGGCCCGCCTCCGGGCTGTGGTCAGGCGGCGGCGCCCATGTCGTACGCGTAGGCGTCGCACTCGCCGCGCTCGTCGTCGTAGCAGGCTTCGCACAGCACGTCGCAGACGCAGAAGGCGCGTATGACGTGCCAGCCTTCTATCTCGGCCTCGTCCTCGGTCCAGGACGGACAGGCCTGGTCGCCGCAGCGCTCGCACTGGATGCGCTCTTCCAGTTCGAGGTGGTGCTCGGGGTGGGCGTCGATGGTGCGGGCTGCGAGCTTCATGGTGCTCCCTCTCTGTCGTTCTGTTTAAAACGATACAGGGCGGGTGTGGGTTTGTCGGGTCCGCAGAAGTGAGCCACCCCACGGCGATACGCTCGGCCGCGCCGCCTGGGCCGCGTTCGATGGGCGACTCGGGGCTCCTCGCCTCTTCTTCTCAAGCCGCGAGGCTCTGGCGTGTGCTCTGCGCTCCACCGACCAGAGCGCAGAGCACCACCGCGTACAAGGAGGCTGCCGCGCGGGGTCACGGCAACGACAGCCCTACCCACTACTTCTGCCGTCGGAGGCAGTCTGGATGCATCAAGGTGGGAAGCGGTTCTTTCCGATGGTCTGGCCGTAAGCTCCTCGTCCCTGTAGAAGGCGCGGACTGTACAGCCCTGCGGCGTGGTCAGTGCCCGGCGCTGGGGAGTCGGGCCCTCAGTCGGTGAGCCACCCCGCAACGCACGACACCCCCGAGCCGGCCGGCTCGGGGGTGCGCGCAGAAAGCGAAAGAGAGATCAGATCAAACCCATGCCCCCTTCCCTGCGGGGTGGGTGGACAGGTCAGGCCGCGAGCGTCATCACGTTGCGCGCGAGCTTCCAGGCGCGCAGCTTGGCGACGTCGGTCTTGATCACGTTGCGGTCCAGGAGAGAGTCCGGGGTCTTGGAGCTGCGGATCCAGTCGGCCCACTCGCCGGCGGCCTGGGCGAGGCCGAGCGCGGTGCCCATCAGGGGGGCGTTGGTGTCCGACTCGTACAGCGCGCGCAGGGTGTCGCGCTTGCGCTCGCACGCGCGGATCGCGGAATCGGTCGCCTTGGTGCCGGTGGGCATGGGGAAGTAGGCGCGCACGAACGCCTCGCGGTTCGCGGCCGTGATCGGCATGTGCGACAGCTCATCGAAGATCGAGGACAGCATGCCGAACTGGTTGCGGGCGGTGGCGACCAGCTCGTGCACGCGCTCGGAGCGCAGCTCCCACAGGGCCGTATGACGGATGACGGCGTGCATGCCGTTCTTCCGGCCGATGGCCTCGGAGGCGTTCATCTGGTTCGTGCACGACAGTCGCGTGGCGCTGCCCCAGACGCGCAGGGCGCCCATGGCGTCGTGCGTGGTGGTGAAGCACAGGTAGGGGATGGTGGGGGAGAAGTCGCCGGGCAGGACCTTCTCGTCACCGATCTTGACGATGCCGAAGATCCGCTGGCCGCCGTTGAGCTCCACCAGGTGCTCGAACTGCGTACCGGGGACGTCGAGGACGGGGTCGATGAGGCGGCCGAGCGCGTCGTGGCCGATGACGCCGTACCCGTCGCGGACGATGCCGAGGGTCGCGCCGCCGGGGCCGCGGGTGACCTTCTTGTAGTCCTCCTCGTAGCGGTAGACGGGGCGGCCGTGGTTGTCGAGGCCGTCGAGGATCGGCTCGCCCATGTCGTTGGTGACGAGGACCTTCTGTGCGGTGGGCTCCCAGGTCAGGCCGGCGGCCTCGCGGGCGGCGGCCCAGGTCGTGGCGCCCATCGGGTTGCTGTTGTTCAGCAGCTTCCAGGGCTGGCGGCGCATGGTCGCGTTGGGGATCTCGGCGGTGCGGGGGGCGGTGGCGGTGGCGTTCATGGTCTCTCTCGCTTTCGTGGGGCGCTCTCTGCGCCGTTTACTTTTACTACGATACAGGAAGGGGGTGGGTTTGTCGGGCCCGCCCCCGGGGCGGCCGCGTCAGTCGGCGTAGGTCATCTCGCGCACGACCGGCTTGTGCGCGGCCAGCCGCTCGGCCAGCTCCGCGCGCACCTCGGATTCGTCGATCTCGCGGCGCGCGGCGTCCAGCGCGGCGCACTCGGCGGCGATCTGAAGCGACAGCGCCTCGCGCTGACGCTCGCTCATCGTGGCCGCCGCCAGGGCGCGGCAGGCGATCAGGAGCGTGCGCTTGCGCTTGGGGTCGCTCTCGCACGCCATCGCGAGCGTGACCTGAGTCCACGCGTCGTTCAGTTCGTCGTGGCCGATCTCGTTCAGGCGGTCGTGCGCCTCGTTGTACATGCGGTGGGTCTGCTCGGCGTGGCGGTCGAAGCGGTCCATCGTGCGGGCCTCGTTCCTGTCGGTGCGGCGTGCTTTCTGTCTACGACGATACAGACACCCGTCGCGCCTGTCGGGCTCCCGCACGGTGACCTGCCCGACATCGTCGGGGCCCGACATTCAGCCGCCCCGTCTGTATCGTAGTAAATGTGAACGAGCGAGGCGCCGCCTCGCTCCGCACCACGCGGCACGCGACCCGCCCCGCTCGTTCACCCCCACACCGCACCGCCCCGCAACAAGGAGCCGACATGACCCGCCGCCTGCGCAACACCCTCGCCCTGACCGCCGCAGCCGGCGCCGTCACCGCCGCCGCCGTCATCGGCGCCACCGCCGCCCAGTCCACCCCCGCCCCGGCCCCGTACGGCCGGGAAACGGCCGACGTCGCCAACGATGCGCTGACCGCCGCGATGAACAAGGTCGGCGCCCATATCAAGGCCGAATGCGCCCACGGCGCGAAGGCCTGCGACACCGTCCAGGGCGAGGTCAAGGGCCTCGGCCTGGAGTGGGGCAAGGGCTGGCCCGTCGCCTTCCACGCGGACGGCACGTGGGAGATCGAGTAGCCCGACAACTGACCCACAGTCCTGTACTGTAGTAAACAGAACAAAGACGTTCCCGCCCTCCATGACCGGGGGCGGGGAAGGAGCACATCATGAGCCTCGCCGACGACATCCACGCGTGGATGAGCGCGCAGACCACCCCCGTGAAGCCGAGCGAGCTTCAGGCCGCCCTCGACGCACGCGACGATCGCGACGTCGCCCTGTCTCTCGTCGAGATGGAAGTGAAGGACGTCGCCGGGCTGGTCCTGCTGCCCGCCCGGGCGTGGCGCCGCGTGGGCGTGACCGCCTTCAGCTCCCCGCCCACCCGTCCGGAGAACTACTTCTACGCCACGGTGGAGCAGTACAAGGCCTGGGCCCGGCCGCCCTACTCCGTCATGTGGATCTCCGCCGACGTCATCGGCGAGACCGACCCCGACGCCTGGACGCGCGGCTACGCCTTCCGGGACCTCACCATCGACGACAGCCGCTACGACATCGACGGCATCTACTCCGACGAATGGTCCCGCCACTTCTGGACCGGCCACGCCCGCAACGCGGCCGACGCCTACGCCCAGGGCTTCACCAGCGTCGCCTACGACTTTTGGGACCGCTCCGACTTCGAGTTCGAGGTCGAGGACATCGCCAGCTGTATCGCGGGTGTCCACGCCGAGTTCGTCGACGACGACACCAGCGACCCGGCCTACACCGACGCCCTCGTGGTGCACTTGAACGCCCGCCGCGCGAAGGCGCAGGCCGCCTGATGCTGCACGACGTTGACGGCGACGACGATGACGAGATCAACGACGACACCGTTTACTGGGAAGGCGCGCGGCTGCTCGCCGAGCTGGAGCAGGCCCTCGAAGGGCAGGCGGGCGACAGTCGCGACCGCATCCGGGGCGCCTTCGAGGCCCACGCTCTGGACCTGCTGGAGCGCTGCGTGTTGGCCAGCGACATCGACGACGCCCGTAAGCGAATGGAGAGCACGTCATGAGCTGTGACCCGCTGGACGCCGCGTACGCGGCGACGATCCGGCACGAGAAGGCCATGACGGCCGAGCGTGCCCGGGAGCTGATCGGCGAGCACGTCCAGGGCGTGACGCTCGCCGGGGACGGGATCGCCGGCCGACTGCTCGGCGTCGTCGACGACGAACGGATCCACATCGGCAACGGCCTGTACCAGCGCAAGACGGTCAGGCTCGGGCACTACTACTGGCTGTGGCACACCGAGGGCCCGTGGGCCGCATCCAAGGGGCTGCCGCTCGGGGCGAACCGCATCCCGTCCTAACGCCTGCCCTTCTACCTATCGCGCGGGCGTCGGACGCGACAGCGCAACGGCGAACGGACGGGCCGTGCTTCCCGCACCCACACGGCCCGCCGCTCCGGCAGCGGCCCCCACTGCCGGGGAGTCCACCGCCCTGCACCTCGGCGCCGTGGGGGAACGATGCCGTCGGGATTTCAGGACGGTGAGCTCCTATATCCAGATATACGTCCCGGCTGCACAGGCCCGAAGGGCTACCCGGCCCCGCCCGAGGGGGCCGAATGCCCCTTCTCGCGGACCCGAGGGGCCCCAGGAGTAGGACGCCCGCCGGGCGATCGCGCATCCGTCTCATCAGGCCGCGGGCGGGTGTTTCATGACGCGAGCAGTCTCGCCAACCCGAAGCGACCTCAAAGCGCGTCCGCACATCTCGTGCGGCACCATGCCCGCCCACGGCCCGCTGGGTTCAACGATCAGAGCGGCCCGGCGGCACCCCACGGGGGAGAGGAGGGCCGCCGGGCCGGTCCGGTGGAAGAGTCCCGAAGCAGGTCGCGGTGGGAGGGGGCGAGTGTCCCGGGCTCTGAACCGAGCGTGACACACGCACCAGGGGGTCCACTCGGTTTCGCCGAATCTTTCCCCGTACGGGAAACACCCCCCCAAAAAATAGTGAGCCAAGCACCTCATTTACCGAGGTCAGTGGGGGTCCGTGGGGGGTCCTCAGGGGGTCCACTGCGCGCGTCGTCGTCGTGTTGGGCTTCAGGCGGGCAGCCGGGACAGGGGTCGGGAAGGCGCTGTGCGGGTCCGTGGGCGCCGCGCAGTAGGCGTGTGACCTCTTGGGTGACGGCGGCGTGTTCGTCGTCTGTGAGGCACGCTGGCCAGATGCAGGGATCAGACATTGACGGGGTCCGTTTCGGGCGGGAGCGCTCGGAGTGGGTGTGGGACCGGGTGTGGTTGCAGGCCGTCGATGAGGCCGCCCCGGATGACGTGGTGCGCCTGGCGGCGATCGTCGGCACGGTGCGGGTGACGCTCGCGCGCCGGGGTGAGCTGTGCCGGATGCGGCTGGGGGACTACAAGCCGGTGGTGCGCAAACTGACCGTGGCGCGTACGAAGTTCGCGCAGCTGCACACCGTGGACGTGGACGATCCGTTGGCGCGGGTCCTGGACGAGTGGCGTAAGCGGCGGCGCTTGTTGGTGCGGGAGCTGGAGGGCACCGATCACGGGGCGCTGTTCGTGACGTGCCATCACACGATGTGGCGCGGCGCCGAGGGGCCGGTGACCAAGCAAGTGGGGCTGCCCCTTCAGGAGCCGGGGGTGTTGTGGGCCTGGAAGCGGTGGGCGCAGCGCACCAATGCCGAGTGCGCCGGCGACTATCGGTGGGAGCCGTTGCCGACGCGGTTCGAGGAGATCCGACAAGGGTTCCGTACGCCGTACTAGGCGAACAGGTCGGCGAACTGGGACAGGCCGGTGCCGATGCAGACGCCGGCGGCGATGCACTGGGCGGCGAGGGTGAGGCGGGAGCGGGGCGGGAAGGCGTCCTGGTGTTCCTGCCACATGCGCTGCGTCCAGTCGGCTGGCATCGCGGCGTTTGCTTCCCTGGCCGTATCGACGCGGGCAAGCCACTCGCGCATGACCTGGGTCTGGCGTTGGTGGAAGTTGGCCAGGTAGGTGCGGGCGGCGAACACCCAGATCACGCCGGCGGAAGTCCAGATACTGGCGCTGAGCGCGTCCCATGGGCTCATGAGGCGGCTTCGTCGTCGTTGAAGTGGTGCAGGACGTGGTCGAGGTCGGGATCGTGCAGGGTGCGGTGCATGACGTCGCGGACCAGGCGCGCGAAGCCTGCGTCGCCATCGGGGGGCGTGCCGCGCCGGGGGGTGTCGGCCATGTAGGAGATGGCGTGGGCGAGGGTCGCGGCGGCAGCGAGGAACTTCATGGACGCGCGCATCCCGGCGTCGAATTCGAGGCCGTAGGGGTCGTCGGGGCCGCGCAGTTCGCGGCGCTGGCGCTCGTCGAACAGGGCGCGCGGCATTTGCTCGATGGCGGCCGACAGGTTCAGGGCGCCGGTTGCCATGTGGGTGCGTAGTTCGGCGGGCGTCATCTGCGCCGGGGCGTCTGTCACTGCGGGCCGTCCGTGTGGAGGTGGCTGAGCATGTGGTGCATGAGCCGGTCGTGGATCAGGGCGTCGGTGTAGGTGACGACGGTGTCGGTCATGACGCGGTCCACGGGGCCGGGGTCGGTGTAGCTGAGGGGTTCGGTGAAGTGGCGCAGGGCCAAGCCGTACACGGTCAGGGCCCGGGTCAGCGTCGCGAGGCCGTGGGCGGCCATGTGGTAGGCGAGCTGTTGTTCCTGATTCAGGTCGCGGCGTGCGATGACTGCCTTGCGGCCCTGCTCGGTCCACATCTCCTCGGGCAGGCTCTCGACCGTCTTGAGGGTGTCGCCCATCAGCGTCAGGGCGGCCCGCCGGATCTTCTGGGCTTCGGCGGCCGTCGCCTGGGGATCGGTGTCGCTCACGTGGGGTCCTTGTACTGGTAGACGGTGTTGGACAGGCGGAACGGGGCGCCCTCGGGGCCGCGCGGGTATTCGAGGATGGTCACTTCCTCGTGCAGGCAGGCGTCGCCGAGTTCGGCATGGCGGCGGGTGTTGGGGCACTGCTGCTTGGTGTGCTCGCGCACCAGCTCGCGGTACTCCATGGGTCCGCGCGGGGCGCCGACGCCGCCCGCGGATTCGCGGCGCGGTTTGCTGCGGCCGTGGCCGATGGTGACGAGGTTGACCGTGCCGTCGTCGACGATGCCCGCGCGCCGGTCACGGCGTGCCTCAACGGGCTTGCGCGGGCGGGGGATGATGTCGGTGACCGGTCGGCCGGCGGCCTGGCCGCGTCCTTGGGTGAACAGTTCCCAGCAGGCGACGACGTGGCGCATGAACCACTCCCGCGACGCCGGGGTGGGGGTGCCTTCGGCGAAGGGCACGCCGTGCGCGATGAGGCGTTCTTGCTCCCACACCAGCGGGGCTTTCGGCAGGCCCGGGGCGTCGAGGGCCCGGGGAGTGTAGAGGGTGACCCACCACGACGGGGTATCGAGGTCGGCGAACGGTTCGCCGAGCGGGAAGCGGCGCGCGGCGGCCAGGCCGAGGTGCCCGTCCGGGGTGGTGTCGCTGACGCTGTTCCACGGTCCCCAGGAGGCGGCCACGATGGGGGCGGTGCCATGGGACTCGACCGGGGCGGGGAAGAACAGCATCCCGTAGGTGGAGGGCACGCGGTGCGCGGCGAGAGGCAGGGTGCGCGGGCGGGCGGCTTTGCGCTCGACGACGGGCCAGGACGCGGGCTCCATCCACCACAGCTTGGCCCGTGCCAGCCGCTGGGCTTCGGCTTCGACCAGGACGCGGGCGGCGTCGTAGGGCTCCATGTTCGCGGGGATGACGGAGGCTTTGTTCATGGTGAGCGCAACGGCGACGGACTCGACGAGGGCGTCGGTGCGCGTCCCGTCGAACATCCAGCGGCGCCACTTGGGGAACTTGCGCGGGTCCGGTGTCCACCCGGGCGTGGCCATGGCGGTGAAGTCGATCAGGACGGGCCAGCGGCCCTTGCGGCGTGCCTTGGCGCTCAGGCCGGCGAGGGCGGCGATCACGATGACGAGGACTTCGTCGCTCGCCTCGGTCAGATAGTCCTCGAACAGGTCGGTGTGGCGGTCGATCTGGCGCAACAGCAGCGAGGCGACGCGGGTGTTGGTGACGGTGTCGGCAGAGGAGCGCGCGTTGGCCAGGGACTGGGTGGCGTGGGTGAAGCCGGTCCAGGACCCGAACTCGATCATGACGTGTTCGTGGGCTTGATGGACCATGAGGCGGATCAACTCAGGGCCGTCTCCGGAGGCGACGATGCCGCGCACGTGCGCGGCGACCGTGTCGCCGGCGCGCCGCTCGTAGGACTCCTCTGCGACATCCAACAGGCGGTCTAGTTGCGCGAGTTGGGCGGGCGTTGCGGCGACCATCATGGGCTGTGTCATGGCAGTACGTCTCGTGTGGTGGGGATGAGGTCGGCGTGGAAGCCGCAGCAGATTTCCAGCAGCAGCGCGTTGGGCTCGACGCCCAGGGCTTCGTCGCCGGCATCGAAGCGGGAGTGTCCGTACCACGCGACACGGGAGGCCGGGGTGCAGAACCCGAGGGTCGCGGGGAAACGCCACGGGGTCTCCCAGCGCAGCCAGATGTCGCCCATCCGCCCTCGGGCGTCGTCCCTGGCGGGCTCGGCGAGGGTCCATCCCCACTCGGCCGGATCGAAGTCGGGCGGCAGCTCAATCAGGAACACTCTGGCCCCAGGGCTGCATGCGGACATCGGTGCGCAGCCTGACGACGGCGCTGCGGACGTCTTCCAGGGCTTCGTCGATGCCGTCGAGGAGAGCTTTGCGCGTCTCGTCGTCCATACGCTCCCCGGTGCATGCGGCGGACGCGGTGACGTTAGACAGGGCTGCCAGGTGCAACGCGGCGACGACGGCAGGCACGCCCGGGATATCCGGGCGCAGCAGCGTCATGGACTCGGCCGACAGGCGCGCTAGGCAGTCGGCCAGACGCGTATTCGTGAACCGTGCTGCGTCGTTGGCCAAAGCGCTCGCAGCGCCGGCGGCCATGAACTGCAACGCATCCTCTTCATCGAACGGCACGCACTCCGTCGCGGCGCTGATGCGATGCTCCATGACCATGGACAGCATGCCGTGGGCGTACAGCACGTCCGACGGGGGCCACGGGCCCTCGGGCAAGATGCCGGGCGGTGCGCCGAGTGCGGCAAAGACGGCGCGGAGTTGTTCCTCGTTCACGTGAACAGGTTCCAGTCGATCGGGATCAGGGCTTCCAGTTCCAGCGGCTGCACGGGGCGCCACAGGTCACCGTCGGCTTTGAGAGGGTCGGGATAGTGCTCGTACAGGCGCACCAGCGGCACCAGGCCGACGCCGTAGACGATGCGCTGCTGGGCGGCGACGCTGGCGTAGGTCTGCTCGATCGCGGCGCGCAGGAACAGCGCTTCCATCTCTTGGGCCGGTTCGGTGGGGTCGTGCGAGCACACGACCAGGGACAGCGTTGTCACATCGGACAGCTGCCACGTCTGGGCTTCGAGGAGGCGCCGGCCGCCGTGGTGGATGACCACGGGACCGGCGCCCAGGAGTTTCGCCCTCACGCACCGACCGCCTCGGTGGGTGTACTCATGCGGCTTGCTCCTTGGCCTTGTGCAGCTTGGGCAGGAACGGAGCGTTCTCCGGCCTCAGCGGGAACGCAGGCAAGTCCCGGGGGATCACGAAGTTCTTGCGCGGCGACATCTGACTGACGGAGTTGTGCTGAAGGGTGTTCACCCACGCCTTCAAGATCAGGTACAGGTGGAACGGCGCCCTCTGCTTGCCGACGTCCATGCGGTTGTACTCGCTGGTGTCGGCCGTCATCAGGTAATCCCGCAGCGCCGCCGAGGGGTCGCCGGCCTGAAGGTTGTAGCCGTGGTGCAGCCGGTCGAACCACTGCCAGATGTAGTCCTGCTCCCTGTCGTCGGTGTAGTGCCGGGACAGCAGGTAGTGCGCGGTGATCGCGGCTGTCTTGTTGAAGCCGCGCTGCATCAGCTTGGAGCCCCAGTACATCGACTGGCGCACGTCAGCGTTGTCGTCGAGGTGCTTGACCTGCTGGTCCTCGGAGACGAAAGCGTGCGACCACTCCGACTGCGGCAGCTTGTCGTACATGTAGAGCAGCCGCAGTACCGCTCCGAGCTGGTTGGCGTTCGACTCGCCCAGGCCGTGAAGGGTGTTGGCGACGGTGCGCCGACGCTGCCGGTCGATGTAGCGGAACATGCCGCGCGGCACGTTGTGCCAGACCATGAACGGCACTTCCAACTTGGAGTTGCCCTCGGGGTTGAGCGGGTCGGTGGCCCACAGCAGCGCGAACAGGCGCGTCATACCGTCCAGCGGCAGCCCGTCGGGGTCCAGGAGGATGCCGTGCAGGATCGCGGCCCACTCCTTGCGCAGCATCGCCCGCCCGTAGCGCTTTTCGGTGACGGGGGAGCGCTTGCGCTGGTAGGCGGGAATCTTGGCGGTCCACTCCAGCGCCGTCTTGCGGTCGATCATCATCGGCTTGGCCACGCACTGCTCGAACGCGGTCAGAGAGAAGATGTCGACCTGATCGGCCTTCGTCATCGCCCGGATCCCGAAGTCGTCCGGGTGCCCGGCCGCCACCGGCACGGGTACCTCGGCCACCGCGGGCTTGTCGGCGTACGCGGTCCCTGCGAACAGGGCTGTGGCGACGGCGGCGTCGGCTTCCTTGGCAGCCTTGACGCGCGCGTCGCGCGCGGCCGTCTTCGATGCGCGGTACAGGTCGTAAGTCCAGCCGATGCGGCGCAGTCTGGTCAGGCAGTTGTTGAAGGACCGGTCGTTCTCGAACTTCAAGCCGATGCCGGTCGCGGCTGCGCCGTGGCCGCTCTCCTTGCGCTCCAGGTTCACCGCCCACCAGCCGTGGCCGTTGCGGCGCTCTTCGGTGCAGGTGAAGCCCTGTGTCTTGTGGATCTTCTTGGCGAGACTTTCGGGTGATTCGAGCTGCGGCATGTGCGTGTGCGTCTTTCTGGACAGGAAGCGCATCCCCAGGTCAGTGCGCCCGTGCGGACTGGGACGAAGGCCCGGCCGCGAACGGCCGGGCACAGGCGGATAGTTCGGTCAGTCGGCGGAGTCGCCCTGGATTTCGTTCTGTCGGCGCTCCAGCAGCATCCGCAGGACTTCGCCCACGTCCATCCCCAACTCCCTGATCAGGTCGAGGATGTAGACGTCGCGGCTACTGGCGTTCTCCGGTGGCTTGTCGTCGGTGTCGCTGTGGAGGTTGTTGAGGATGTTGCGATGGTTGCGGCGGTCGGCCAGCGCGTAGATGGCCGTGGTCTCGGGTGACTCGTGCCGGGCGAAATGCTGCGTGGCGACGAGATCGCGGGTCTTTTGGTAGTAGGCGGTGATGGCGGTGTGCCGGAACTGGTGGAAGCCCAGTCGGATGCCGATCTGAGCGGCGTAGATGGCCGCGTCCTGCGACACCTTCTTGTTGTGCGCCTTGGGCCACAGGCGTCCGGGACAGTCCCGGGCCAGCTCCCACAGGACGTTGAACAGGTCGTCGGGCACATCGATGGTCGTGTCGAGACGGGCCTTGCCGACGACATGCAGAGTGCGCGAGGCCTCGTCGAGGTCATTGCCGCACATCTTGGCGACCTCGAAGGACCGCAGCCCCAGTTCGCCGCCGAGCCGGGCCCACAGGTGCACGGTGGGTTCACGCTCGGCGTAGTGAGCCATGACGCGCTGGTACACGTCCGGCAGGAGCGGGCGCGGGCGGTAACGCGGCCGGCGAGGTCGCTTGATGCCCTCGGTCGGGTCGGGGACGCCTTCGAAGCGCGCCCAAAGGCGAAGATGCTCCAGGTACTTCAGGGTTGATGCGGGCTTGAGTTGGCGGTCGGTGATGAAGCCCCTGATGTGCAGTCGGGTCAGGTCACGCGGGTCGGTGACGCCACTGGCGCGGCACACCACGTCGACCATGTTGATGCGACTGCGGATAGTGAGGTTGGAGAGTTCGGCGTCCACCAT